GGTTTCGATGGCCTAATGGTTTGGCGAAACAACGAATGGAAGATAGTACTCGTAGAAATCGGTTCACAAGAAACCGATGATATACGAGAAGTACAATGCTACAATTTAGAGCAAGCAATCCATCACGCCATCGAAAACAACGGATGCTTCATTCTACAAAATGCTCATTTGGTAGCAGAAGATCTTATGGGATTGTTCATCGGTATCTACTCCAAATACCGCAAAGCAGTCCTGCACAACAACACCGACATGATTGGACCACAATTCGTTGCCCTTTCATGCACAGATGAAATCCCTAAAGAACTGTCACACCACTTTGTGTCAGTCAACCCCGGTTACCCAAGCGAAGTTGACCTCAGTTATCTTTGCGCCGAAATTTTCGGCAAAGATGACAACATCGTAAACTCTTCCACAGACATGAACAAGGTTGTGAAAGCCGGCCTTGGTCTATCGGAACAAGAGTTTATTCAAGTCACACTACTCAGTTTAAGCGAAAACCAAACCATCGACCCCAACTATATCGCAAAGTGGAAGATGGATCGAGTTAAGCAGGGTGGCATCCTGGAAATTCGCCGGCCAACAATTTCTCTGGATCAAATCGGCGGCTTGGACCTCGCCAAAGAACTTATCGAAAACGTTGTGTGGACCTGGAACAACCCAGGACAAGCAGCCGAACTCGACATCATACCGCTCCGACGCGTACTATTCGTCGGCGTACCCGGCACAGGCAAATCCGCAATATGCGAAGCAACAGCAAGCTCGCTTGATCTTGACCTCGCCAAATTCGGCGTCAGCCAAATGATGGACAAATTCATCGGCGAGTCAGAAAAACGCATGCGATCAGCATTCGCGCAACTAAGGGCCATGGCCCCTCTAGTAGTCTGGATGGACGAGCTAGGTAGAGACCTATCAGTAGGCGACTACCAAGGGGACGGCGGCACAACGTCACGCGTCCACGGAGAATTCCTCACAGGCATCCAGGAACTACCAGACAACGTACTGCTGATGGCCGCAGCAAACCAAATAGGACACATCAGTCCAGAAATGCTACGCGCAGACCGTTTCGACAAAATCATGTTCGTCGGACTACCATCGCTCGAAGAGCGCATCGGAATTTTCAAAATCCACCTAGGAAAAGACGCCGAACAATTCAACCTCGAAACACTAGCCGAAATGACAGACACATTCACCGGCGCAGAAATCAAAGCAGTCATCCGCGAAGCGCGATTCAAAATTTCCGTAAAAGACAAACGCAAAATACAACAACAAGACCTAGAAACCCTGATCCCCACACAACAAAACCGTATGTGGATCAAACACCGCTCAACAGTAGTAGACATGTACCAACGCGCCGTAGCAGAATGGGACTGGGCCAGCTCAGCCCAACTACAAGACGCACAAAAAATATTGGGCGTCACCAAACCAAAAACACGACAAACAGTAATGACAAAATTCTAAGGCAAACAATGGACCTAAACCTCGACGAAGACACAATCATACTACCCGAAGACGGCAAAACCATAACACCAGACCTCTACAAAAAATGGTTTAAATCACCGTCAGCCAGCGGATTCCTCTCCATCAAACCCCTACTCAACATAGGGAAATTCCGCATAGACATAGGCGCAACCGGCGCAGACGCAAAACTCAAATCACACACAGAAACCTTCGTCGACTCAATCCTATTCGCAGTCTACCTACAAGCAGTAACAAACGGCACCGCAAAAAACATCTACACCCCAAACCCCAAAATGGGTGTACCCACCGAAGAAGGCATAGCATTCTACGGCGGAGGAACAGGACCAGACAACAAACCAATATCGCGCATATTCAAATCACACTACTGGCGCAAAGGCGAAGGAGAATACGACCAAACAGCCTTCGTGTTCAAATGCGGCCACTTCAAAGCCAACAAATCATCATCCGGCGCATTCCTCCCAGACATGTCAAGCCCGCTCTCAACAGACTCAATCAAAGTCACCAGAGTAGAACTAGCAGAAATAAGCTACCGCATCAACCTCTGCCTACACACACATGCCAATCAAAACCCAGACTGGTACACAGACAAATGAAAGACCAACCCACAACACAGGCAGACCTAGAACTCTACTACTCCAAAGTAGACCAAGCCCTAAAGTCACACCAAAGATTTTTTCAAGAAGAACTCCAACTCTTCGAAAAAAAACTAGACGCCATAGAACAACAAGTAGCAACAATCACGGTAGGTTTCGCAGAACAAGCCGTCCTAGTAGAAGCCCTCATCGCCCAACTAGAATACGAAACCGAAGAAAAACAACAAGCCTTCAAAAACAAAGTACTAGCAACAAGAGACCTCATGCTAGAAACACTGGAGTACACATCAGATGTCTTGGAAAACAGAGATACAAGCACTGAACAACCCATGGAAAACATGGCTCCAAACAACGAACCTTTACATAACTGAAAACAACATAGGCCTACTAGTAGTCGACGACAAAAACCACCCAATCTACACCAGCCTCGAACTACTCACCAACGCCTACACCATCGCCAAAAAAATGTTTCCACAACTCGCCTCACTCATAATCCTCCAAGGCGACATCTACCAACTAGTAGAACAAAACCATGTCGAAATACACGACATAAAAATCCAAACATAGAGGCCAACATGGACACATACAAAAACCCGTTCGACAACCACATCGAACAAAGCCGCGCAAAATCACGGCTACTCCTAGCCAACGCCATCCTAGACATAATGACCCAAGAATCACTATGGCTAGAAGAATACTTCAACACAACCAACACCACCCAAATCGAACAAACACTAGCCAACCACACAAAAATCCACTACGGCACCACAACAATCAACGGACTAGTAAAAACATTAAACATCACAAAACTACTCGAAAACGCAACAATAACAGAACTAAAACACTACAACCTCCACGACATCAAAAACGCAGAACAAACACTCAAAACATACGAACGAATCTACAACATCAAACACACAGGCATCAACGACGACGGATACATAATCCTCTCAAGAAAAAAAATTTCGTCGTCTGAAATAGGCATTAATGAACACAATGAGCGAAGCTACGTGCGCGAAATTTCAGCGCTAAAAAACAAAGTATTGCTACTTGAATCAAACCTAGAAACGATACAGACTGCGTCAAAAGACAAAGACGCAATTTTAGCTGGCAGAGCTGGCCTTACCTGGTCGTAATTAATTCTACCGTACATCAACCATAGGGATATCGATGGACATTATAGATAGTTTTACCAAAAAACAAGAACCTTCTCCGGAAGATGGTTTTCTTAACCTAAAATTCTCTCTGGAAAAGCTACTTGAACCACTAAACCTTGACCAAGCGTCGCTTGATAACGTTGTTCTAAGCGCGATCCCACAAGGCTTTATGGGGGCCAACGGTCCCACTGGGGCTCCTAGCCCGGTTGTTTCGCTAGGCAATAACGGGGGATATCAGATCGTAAATGGACCAGACGGCGAACAATACTACGTTGATAACACCGGGCTTTTCATCAACGTGAAAGACACCGATGGTCCGCCAAATCAAAATGTTGCGCCGTTTGAAGAAATTGTGGAAGTTTCCTTCACCCACAATATCCCATCACAAGAGTCTGGAGTATTTTGCGAATGGGATGAAAATCATACGAAGATTCTTGTTGATGTCAAAATTCCAGAAGGCCTTCAAATAGAAAGAATCAACAAGAAACACATCTTTGAATACTTTAGTTTGTTAGACGTAAACTCTTTCAAGTTGCGCGAAGTGTGTGAAGTGCAATATGATACCAACAAAATTCCTACATGCGTTTTCTACACCGCGAAAGAAAACACCGTAAGATTCGAACCTTCGCCACACTACAAATTTGATCGACCCTCAAAATACAGAGCGTCCTGTTCAAACGAGTTGCTAGCAAAAAACTCGAGTAATTCCAATCCACTTTGCACTTACGACAAGAACTTTGGCCAATCCGTGCACTGCCCGATGTACAGTGAAAGTCCATGGGAAACAAGGTTTTTGACTAACGAAAAAAATATTGTAGTTCAATCAAGGCGTTATAACTTTGGCCAATTAAATTGGCGCATTATAAACACAGAAACACAAGAAGTAATTGGTATGGAGGAATATAATCAGCAGAATCCTGAAGCAACATTTTCAACACTGATTGATTCTTTCTCCGACCAAATTGGGGAACTTACCCCACATCTTGTCGAAAACAACCTACAACCACCTAAAGACAAGGTTTACACCCAACATGTCGCAAACATCTGAACTAGTAAGTGACACAGAAACACCAACACAATCTCCCATACCAGTAGACACAATTAAGCAAACAGTCACGCTTTCTGATAATGGCTACAAATTTGAGTATGGCATCTTCGAAGTTTCAACATATGACGTTCAACAAGTATCAAAAAACTTTTTTAGTAAGTCAAAAATGGATACCGATATCCTGCCACCCGTAACTAGGTGGGTATCGAAAGACATGGAACAGATTGCCGTAGAACGGCCTCCGTTTAGCGTAACAATTACATATGACGATATCCATTTCGAAGAAGGACCGATTAATGAGATAGATGATTATAATCGGTGCGAATCTTGCGATCCAGAATATGGTTGTGATTGCGGATTTGAAGCAGAACAATTAGAATATCACTCATTTGAATTTCATTTAAACATACCTTGGACAATATGGTTCTTTAAACTTGAAAACCAAAATTCAAATACAAGGTATGTAAGAGACGCTTCTATTTTCTGCTCACCAACTTCAATTCAAAGCGCCAACTCTGCCCTTTACGTACTGCCACTGCCAAACCTTTACGCTGATAATCGTGTTTGCTGGGGAAATAGTCTCCTACATCCGGACAAGTATAATAACTTTTCTTCTTACATACTTGGTTGTATAAATACTTTTTGGATTTCAAACTTCAATAACGATTTGACTTGCAACGTTGGAGCCCCTGATTTGGGCGATTTTGCCAATACACGTCGCTACCTTGAGCTTTATTCTCGTTTGTCAATGGACGAAATTCTTTCAGCAAATTTTCAACCCTATATGGAATTTGATAAATACTGCGAATTAATTTCTAAGAAACCTAAAAATACAGAAGAAGATAAATCAAACAACATCAGCAAGTTCTTCAAAGATTTGGTGATATAATGATAATCAAATTAAACATTCATGACGCTGATAACACTGTTGATGGATTTTTCAATAGTTCAAGAAATGACGCGTTTATGATTGAAAGCCGCCCCGAATCAATTAGGCTTGAACGCAAAAACGCAAATGATCTACTCAATGCAATCCAAGATAACAATCGTGAAGATTTAGGATTGTTGCCTCCTGCTATAAGATGGATTTCTAGCACGCAACGAGTAGTGGTCTTTGAGCGCCCACCTACGGTACAGTTCATAGAAATTGCGCTTGCTCGTCGCGATGATATTTACGAGTCAACTGAAACCAATTCGTATCACCTACCGATGCCCTGGACGGTGTACTATGTTTTGTTTGACGATTTCTTCAATCCGGTAATGGTTCAGGTGTTCTGCAGAAATGAACCAATAAATGATTGGGCAAACCGTGTTTACATGCTACCTTTGCTCAACCTTTATCTAGATTCTACTCTGTGCAACCCTATTTTTGAGCGTTTTGAGCCATGCAGCAATCTTGCCGAAGGCATTCAGTATGCCTACAATATGGTCTGGAACTCTGGATGGAACCTAGATTTGATGGATAGCGTTAATCATTGCATGGGGTTTGGAATACCTTGCTCACCATCTGGATCTAAAAGCCTCAATACACTTGCTAATTATTTTCGTTCTTGGGAAAAAATGTCTATTTTGGATATTTTAGAAACTGAATGGAAGTCTTCCAAAGCAGATATGCGTGGAAGTGATTTTCCTGAAGATTTTGTACCAACCTTTAAATCTACTCTTGACCTATTTCTTGAGAAGGCAGGACAGCAGGTGGGTATGAATTCAAAAGAGATGGCTATTAAAATTGTGAATAGTTTTTCTCTTGTATAGTTTTAATATGAATTTATATCCTTTACTATAGTATAGGTGTATATAGTTCTATAGTAAAGGATGATGTATGAGTGCTTCAAGTGGTTCTTTATCGAGCCCAATTTTCACTAGAGGAGAAGTAGCAAAAATCCTCAATGTAACACCGTTGACTATCGCTAATCGTGAAAGGTCCAATAAGTATCCTGAAGCAAAACGTGATTTAAATAATTACAGGATCTACACTTTGAATGACGTTTTAAATCTCCAGTTGCTTACTTACAAGTCTTTGGATCCAAAACCAATAATATCTGTGTTATATGATAAAGGTTTTAAAGACGCTAAAGAACTTGGTAAGATTATGGACGGAGCATTATCGAGGAAGATGGGGGCATAATGGAACAAGAAGAAAATGAAAAAGATTTTTCTGAATTTACCAAAAATTATAGTGAAGAACTAAAAAATGGTATATTTCATCTTTCGGTTTCAATGTGTCAACACCTTTCCAACTTTGTTCCGATGGAGCAAGCGAAAGAAACAACAGCCCAATGGCTAGAAGAAATAGCCAAAGGTTTACGAACAGTACAACAAAACCCATTAGAAAGAAACTAATATGATTGATCCTAATAATAACCTGAACCTAACATGCGGCATTGTTGCAGAGCCCGAGATGCCAACTGAAAATATTGTTAAGTTTCGTGTTGCAGTTGATTACGCCGGTTCCGAAAAGGGTTCCGATAATAGCACCGGATACTTTGACGTAACCTACTACCTCAACAGTGAAGAAAACAAGCGAAACTGCGAGTTTGTGCGGAGTCAGGTCACTGGTGGCAAAATGACTAAGGGCAGCCAGATCCGCTTGATCGGGCGTCTAGTACACGAGCGTTGGTCCACAGACGACAAGAAGTCCTCTAAGGTAGTCATCGTAGCCGAAAACATTACGTATGCGTCTCGCGGCCGTACAGAGGGCAATGGGACGACTGCAGCAGTAGGTGCCGTAGAGAGTGTAGCGCCAAGTTCATTCTGATGGAAGAAACCCTGCAAGAGTTTGATGAAGATGAAGTACTTGCTCTAGTTGCTAAGGCTCTAGAATCTAAAGGCCAAGATGCTTTTCGGGTAATAACAAAATTACCTTTAAGTTTTGGCGATACCATTGTTTTGGAGAAATTAGATTCAATCCTTAGCAAGTACTTCAACAAAGCTGATGTACAGATGGTTCTTCATGAATTGCGAGATATTCAGTTAACTGGATTTCCTGTCGATAAAACTTTAGAACAGCTTCATCTTATAACAAAGAATTGCAGAAGGTGCCCAGATGCTATTCCTGGGGCAACTATTCCATTTTGGAATGTAACCGATCCTGATGTGGTTTTCGTGACAGATACGCCATACTTTGACCCAAGCAGTATGGAATATTTTACGAAAACCGCATCAGGAGTTGGCTTTACGTCTTCTCGATTGTGTATGACTTTTGTTAACAGATGTTTAAAAAAGTCTAAAACAAAACATTCTCAAGAAGAAATACAATCATGCATTCCGTATTTACACAATGAACTGCAAGTTTTACGTCCCAAACTTGTAGTGCCACTAGGCCTGATTGCAACCTGTTCATTACTTCCTGCTAAAATTCATATGAATGAAGAAAGAGGAAGGATTGTTTGGCTTGGTCCTTGGCCTATATTGCCAACGTTTTCTCCTTCGTACGTTTTGCGTGGCGCAGGAAATTTGCCGCAACTTTTTGAACAGGATTTGCAAAAAGCCTACAATTTTGTATATGGTGAAAAGTGATGAGTAAAATATCCAATGATCAATTTAAATCATTAGTCGCAAAAGATGTAAGAAAAGAATCAGATAATTATGTAGAAATACTTTCTACTGATTTTCGCCTTTGGCTTGATGAACTGAACGTTCTTTTGCGCGATGTCGAAATCCAACTTTCGGCACAAAAAAGTCGAATCTCCGAAAAGAAATACCAACTTGGACCAGACAGAAACAATAACGAATGGTACAGCTTTAAAGCTACTGAAGATAAATGGAAAGTTACTGCATTGCGTTTCAAAGCCTCAGTAGAAGAAAGAATAAGGTTTGTTAAAACCCTTCGGGCAAAAAAGAACATGTCTGCACAATGAACAAGACGATAGAAGAAATACTTACGTCCAACAGATCCCTTAATGATGAAAGTAGTTCTTTTTCTCTTGCCCTTTACTTTGCGCTAGATATTGATAACAAGTTTTATCATTATCAAGCAAATAGTTCTGAGAAGTTTATAGTACAACTCGTTGAGTTTTATCTTAATCAACTTGCTTCAATTGACGTCTATGGTGTAACTATGTTTTCAAGACGTCCAATACACCTATTAAAATACAAGCATCCAGACAAAGATACAAAAAGCACTTTAATCTTTTACTCAAATGGTGCAGTCTGCATCGACCAAGGTACCGATAGTGAGATAATCCACGTTTGGGTAGAAAAGGAACTTATTGATCTTTATAACATTCCTAAGCCAGAAGAGTTACAACAAGATTAATCTTACATGCGGCTCACCCCGATGTGCCGGATGCACAGACGACGCTTCTAACGTTATCCAGCTAGGTTCGACTCCTAGATCGGGGACAAACCTACGGTTAACGGTGTGTGATGGGTAGAAAAAAACGAAAATCTCAATTTGTTTCTCCTTATTTTGAAAAACAATCAAGAGCAAGAAGAAAACAAATTGGCAACAAGCAGCGAGTGTTTTCTCCAAATATAGTTAAAACTTCCCAAATAAGGGCAATTGCTGAAAGAATCTTTGGAAACCCTTATGGTTTTAAGGCAAAAGAAGATGACTAAATTTATAGCTATAGAAAATGATAGTGATTTTGATTTTTTAAGCCGTATGTTTGAACGCGCTTTAAATAAGATCAAAACGAATGCTTCTAAGTTTGACTTAGATCAAGCTGAAACCATCATCCGAATAAATGATAGCATTCAAAATGCTTCGAAAAATTTACAAGAAATTGAAAATCATATCGAAGAAAATGATGCCATAAAAAAGCGTGTATCAAAAAACCCAAAATCTTCACGTAAGACAAGTCAACCAGCAAAAATGCGAGCTAACTTATGCGAAGACCACCCATATTACGGCGCCATACGTTCACCTCAGCATGATTGCAGTGGATGCTGGAATGCATATAAGTCTTTGAATCCCAACAACTTCGAAAAGAAAAGAAGGGATTTTGAGAGAAAGATGGCTAAACAAGCAAATGGCTAGCCAGGAAGAATTAGAAAACCTTAAAAAAGAGGTTCGTAGACTCCAATCAATACTAATGAGCCTACTAAAAGATAAGTCAAGTAAAGATTTGTCGAAGATCTTTGATATATCCGAAAAAGAAGTTAGGGAAATTAAAGCCATAACCTCGGATATATGAAGACAGCGAAAGCTGATAACTTCATATAAATTAATAACAGATGTAGGTTCTAACTATATCGTGCTTCCGTAGCTTAAGGTAAAGCCCCCAATAGTATCGGGGATGTTGAAAGTGCAAAACTTTCCGGAAGCGCTACTTAAAACAAAGGAAAATCATGGGAAAAGGCAGAAGCGGTAAAACAACAACTACTAAAAAAATAGATATTGGTACTGCTATCCAAATCCTAAATATGGGAGACGAAATACAGTATTGCACCCATACCGGTAGAGTCCTGCCTAAACGCGGTTTTGCTTGGCAGTACAAAAATATGCTGTTCGTCAATAAAAGTGCCGCCCTTGATTATGAAGCTAAAATGAACCCGCCGCAAGAAGGTGCTGAATAAGTTGGAAAAATTTGAAGGTAAGAAACAATTTACTTTTGAACTTTCCTATATGGAAGCTTGCTACCTAAATGCTGCTGTTGTAGATTTCTTTCATAAAATGCGGTCTGCCTGCGAAACAGACAGTCCAGTTCCCCATGCAGACGAAAGGTATCTTGATGCAAGAAATGTATGGGATAAGGTAGAAAAGCAAATTCCAATTATGGATTGGAAATAATAGACCCAATGGTTTATTCGGGTTCGATTCCCGATGGGTCGCTTAGCCATTGCGTTTAGTGGTGACGCAAGTGGCTTGGCTGGCACCTAGTGTTGGGGGTGCCAGCCTCTTTTTAGAGGAAAACAATGTACTTTTTCAAAGATAATCATAAACTTTACGCAGATCATTTAATACCTACATATCCTTTAATATGTGACATGAAAGAAAACGCAAACCTGCTAAGTTGTTATGCTGGTGAGTTATCTGTGGGTGATGTAGTTTTTGATATTGTTTTCTTGCGGATAACTAAAAAAACAATATCTCAAGGAAAAAAAACTGGATATTCATTTTGTGCTACAAATAGTCTTGATCACACGTATAATGCTTTTATGTGGGAAGACACAATTACCAATATAGTTAATCCGGAATACATAGAAACTTTGATTTCTATGGATCTTTATTCAAATTGAAAGCAGAAATTTGATGGGCCGTCTTAAACTACCTAAGCCTGTAAGATTAAAGAATCCGCCTGAAAGAATCTACCTTTATGATCCCAAGGTGGATTTAAATCAACAGGAATTAAAAGAGCATAACCAAAACGTTTTTATAGTCACCCCAGAAGGTGACTATCAACTTGCCCCGAATTTTAATCCAGAAGATTTTGTTCCCCAAAAAGTTTCCGCTGACAATGCAAACCTAGTAGCATCTGTATGCGAAAACGGAAAACACGCACCAGTCATAGACGTAGACATCCCAATTTACGTTGTGCCGTCTTCTCAATTGGGGCATTATCATCTTTACATTGAGAAAGAAATATCTTGGAACAGCTATGTAAGGATACTCAAAGCGCTTGAAAATGCAGGCATAATTGAAGCGGGTTACTTAAATGCGTCCCTTTCAAGGGGGTATACCGCAGTAAGGCCCGTTGGCATAGTGAAGCCGGGATCACCACGAGGCTCAGAAGTACTAAAAGAAAACTCTATACTTCGCCAAAGAGTAAGAGACTTAGTTGTTGAAGTTGAACACCTTCAAAAAGAGCTTGCAAATGGCGTATCCGATGAAATTATAAACGAGATTAAAAATCTTCGTAAGCAAAATAAAACTTTATCTGATGACCTTTCGGTTTTCTTTAGCGAATATGAAAAAGCTAGATCTCAACTAGAAACATTAGAAAACAAGCTTAATGAAATTGAAGTTGAGAACAAAAATATTAAAGTAACATCTGATCCTAAGGCCTATAACGCAACTTGGTCGTAAAATGTCTAAAAATCACAACAATCAATTAAGATGCGAAAACTGCAATAGATTAACGCACGTTACTGAAGATATGTGGCAAGAAATATGCCTAGATCCATACGCTATCTTTTTGTGCGAACGACCAACGTGTAGTAGAATAGCAGATGAAACTTTCTCTAATTTGAACAAGGCTCTTCGTGTTTATACCAAGTCGTCATACGTTCAACAAACACACAATAGCTATCTAGAGTAACGGAGATATCATGGGTCAAATATATAAGTCTACTATTACAATTTATTCAGACAAAGACTGGTCAAATAATAGTATTGCAGATTTGGCCCAAGATGTAAATAATGGTTCTATTTGCCAAATTTGGAAAATAGATAAATTAGATGAGGTTGAACTCTACCAGGAAGAACATGCAGAAGAAATTTTAATGTTTTTCGGCATTCTCGAAAAAGACTTTGAAGCCTACAAAAGCGCAATATTTAGCGACGATGAATACGAGTTTTACTCTGATTAGAAAACCCGCCCGTAGCACCACTGAAAGTGTCTAGAGGGGCGGGTCAACTATGGTCGCTCCAGGTAGCGGATTTGAAATGCGCAGCGTATACCTTGTAGTATAGTAGAACCATTTTGGTTTAATTAAAGGTTACCGCATGGATGCAGAAGTTACTTGGACATGGGTTCTGTTTTGCTTTGAAAGCATGGGCATAACAGGAACATTTTTTGTTGGTCGGAAATATTGGTGGGGTTGGCTTATTGTACTTCTCCATTCTATTCCTTGGTTCATTTACTCATACTATTATTCAAAACCGGGATTCATAGCCATGTCATTTATGTGGTGGACTATGAACTTCTATAACATGATGCGATGGCGTGCCCAAGCGCGCGTTGAGCGTGATCTTTAATTTTTTGGTAATGCCTTAGATCACACAATTTTTTGTTGTTGGGCCTTAGATCACACGCCTAATTGACTTTGTATATCGTATATGATATAGTTATTTTTATGACTTTTAATTCAGATACAAACCCAATTGTTATTGGACTATGCGGAAAAGCTGGAACAGGAAAAACAAGTGTAGCAAATCTTGTTGTCCCGTCCAGGACAGTGAAATATGACAAAGATAACAGGATCATTTGGGATCACAGTTTCTTTGCAATGCCGCTTTATGAAATGGCCAGCATACGCCGAATTACCAAAGGGGAAAAACAACAAGATAGAATACTATTTCAGCTACACGAAGTACTGTCTGACGTATTTGGGGGTAGTCCGCTCTATGGTGCACCACCATATGACGAGTTTATTGAGCTCGTAAAAGAAATAGCGGACCTACCTATACCAATGGATGACGAAATAAAACCAAGAGATTTCCTGCAAAAAGCAGGTAAGATTTGTAGGTCTAAAAATGAAGCGTGTTTTGCTCAATGGACGCGGCGTAAAACTTACCAAAGATGTTCTTCCCTACTTAATAATCAAGAAGAAGAAGATTCTTACGACAAGTATGCCTGTATTATTTCTGACGTTAGATACAAAAACGAAGCAGAAATAATAAAATCGTTTCCCAATGGTATATTAATACGTTTTGATGCATCGACGGACGTACGCTTAGACAGGTTATACAAGCGTGATGGCTACAGGATGTCTGATTCTCAGTTGAATCATGAATCAGAACAAGTTGAACTTATACCGGACGAACTGTTGAATGCGGTAATCGACACTGATAAAATGTCTCTAGAACAACAATCCGAAGAAACCATTAAAATCATCCAGAAAGAGATCAACAAAGTATATGCCTAATATATCAAAAAACGGTAAAGATCAAACACAGAACTCTGCTGTTGAAGAAGCAATAGAACAAACGCTCTCTTCACTATCTGTAACTACTGTTCCCGTCTTTATCTGTGGCGTCAATCGAAAAGCGAACATTGGAAACTTTGAAAATATTGATATCTACTCGGGGTTAGCTTTGCCACTTACGAGTGAATCTATGGATAATATCGATTCATTGCGCGAAGCTATAACAAAAGCGGCAGAATTTGGCTTCGCCATTACGTCAAGTGAAACATTCCAACGATACAGCATCATCAAAGATGCTCAAAATGAGGGACGAGCTTAAAAATCTGCTTTGCCGCTTCTCCTTAATTGCGCCTCGTATGCATCATATGCGGGGCGCCTTTTTTGTATCTCGTCCCAAATTTCATCGTTTCTTATTTCAATCTTAGCGATTTTTTCATTAAGAAACTTATGATCTTGAGTTGCTTTTTCCGCCATATTATCTAAGTCAACTTTGATATGATCAACATCACCCTTGAGATGCGAAATATCATCCCTAAGATGACCAACATCTTTTTTTAGCCCACCATAGTTTGCATCAAGCCTATCTATTGCGTCTTTAACAGATGATCCACCATTGTTTTTGAATTCAGCCTTAATTGGTTCTACTTCTTCTACTATCAAGTCTCTTACTTCATCCCTAAACTTTTTGCTTATCCACTTAACCAAACCGTAAGCGGCTCCAACAAAAAGAACTATGGGCCACAGGACCCCCAGGTCTGTTGCCAGAGTTTGAAGCCATTCCGGCAAAAAAGAACCTTCTGCAAATAAAAGTGGGATCATATGAAGAACCTCAGTTGGTGGGCGCCGTGTTGTAAATATTAGTAATATTGCATTCTTATTAGAAACAATAATAAAAAAATAGGACCCCAGAATTTGAGGTCCTACTCGTATATTAAGTTAACTACTGCGCCTTATTTGCCCTGTAAACTCGCAATTAGCTATAAGCTGGGTTGCCCCCAACCAAACCGCCCACAGACGATCCTACGGGCATTTAGGGGGCTATGGTGACCCAATGTAGACACTAGCCCCTTGGAAGAGTAGCGAGGGCGTCTAGCCAGGCTGGTGGAGCCGGGTCAATTACCTGAGCACCAAGAAACTTAAGTGCATCAACCTGATCCCTGTCCGATAGCCAAACCTTTGTATTACCAACGCAATGGTAAACTGGGGCTGGGCTCTTGCGGCGATCAACCATAAGTACAGACTTCATTTCATCATCCTCCAAATCTGGAACGGGAACTATTGAGTAAGAGGGGCGAGCAATTTCGGCGATACCGCCACTAAAACCGCTAGCGCCCCAACGATGCAACACACGTTGCACTCGATTCTGCCAATTGCCATTTATGCAAACAAGACCTTCCGGGACAACTGCTTCCACCATGGCGATATGATCATATGCCCTGGGTCCACCGTTGTCGTAGTCAAAAGCGACTAGATCACCAGGCTGGGCTTCACGAGGGGCGAATGTTTTACCTTCCGAACGGTAATTATCGAATAAACCAGACACCCAAGCATAATGGGTTGGAATTGCGCACCAAGAAAGTACCCACGACTGGAAAATGCAGCACCACGGTGTCGAAACAGTAGCGCCGGAACCGTACCAATCTACGAAATCTTTTGGGCCAGCACCGATTTGGGACCTAGCAATATTTAGGGCATCTTCAGCTGTCGCCATCTGGTGTCCAATCTTCGGGTAGAACTTCACCAATCATGTTAGGATTACCATTTGGATTTGGTAAGTCCTCTAAAGATGGCTCAGGTGGAAGTCCGAAATCTTCTGTCATACTAATCCTTTTGTGTAATATGGTTACCAACCGTAATTTAATCCTGAATTCACAACTTTCCAAAACCACTGGCTAACAAAGTCGGGTAAATCGGGTATATTTGAAGACCTGGCCCTAGCATCGGGGTCGCCGTTGAGAAATTTAACAACAGGACCATCTGGTACTTCAGTTCTAATCCAAGACTCTACATCCTCTGGGACTTCTAATTCTTCTAATAAATCATTAGCTACGATAGCTATCTGGTAATCTGAATTTAACTCAGTGTAACAATCTTTCCATTCGTACATGAGTTTGAAAAGTTCCTGTAAAGTTCTAGCATTAGAGTTCCAGTGTTGCCTGCAAAAAAGGTTTTCTATACTTTGATCATGATGCTCTGCGTAGCATACATAACCAATAGGTGCCCTAGAAATTACTGGTGCAGCAAAATCAATTCCGGAAGGATCAGCGTAGCCTATCTGGCAGGATATTTCCGTAGACTCATCTTGATCGAGATATCCACAGTTACATACACCATCTTCTACCTTATGGAAACTTACTGGGCCCCACGAAGTATTGCGGTCACACCTATCGTCGTCCGTGTTCAACCTGCTTACTGCAGGAGCAAAGCCAAAATAACCAACGTTATCTGTGACTCCAATAACTTTTTCGAAATAACCTTTCCCCCCCCTATGGGGAGGTTCATCGGATAGTTTGAATTCCTGATTCATTATTCTCCTACTTAAAACTTAATAAGGTAATAAACTGAAGTAATCTTAAAACTATGGGTGTGATCCGCACTTTGGGTTGCGCTTGCCTTTGTAGTTACGCTAAAACCAGTTGTATCATTTGGCTGCCAAACGGTAATATTATGTGTATGGTCTGCACTTTGCACGGTGGTATTCTTATCGGTATTATTGTTTGCGTTGCTTCCCGCAGTTAGACCATGCGGTATTTGGGCTGTCAAAGTCGGTATATTAAAGGTTGTCGAGTTATTACCGACACCATATCTCGTACCTATTGCCGAAAACAACGCAGAATAAGTACTTCGAGAAATTGCAGAACCGTCGCACAAAAGGAAACCACTCGGAAGGCTTGTATAGGCAGGTGCGCTACCCCCAGAAGCTGTACCAGCCCACATGAGGAGCGTACCAACCGGCAAGGAAGGGCCAGTAGGGCCAACAATACCAGAAGCGACAAGCCCCCAAGCGGTATTTGCGCTATCGTACTGCCAGGTCCTAGTGCCAGAAGTGTACTGTTGCCCATTTGTTGGTGAATCTGGAAAATCTAGAGGCATTTAAAACCTTTCAGCCGAAATAACCCTTGTATCTTCTGGGCATAAAGTTTTTTTCTTTACACTTACAATCATGCCCCAACATACAATCATATGGTTTATTTAATTCTTTTTTGTGGTGATAATGACCACAATTGATACAAAAATCTTTTGCGTAACTTATATCAACTACCATAGTAATTCCTTCTTTTCATTATTGCGGGATTTGGAAGTCTTCTTCTATTAAAAGTTCCATCAATTTTAAGCGGATTTTGTTAAAGTGCTCCCTAACAGTGTTGGGATGTTCAGTAATCTTTTGGGCTATTTCACTCGACTTATAGCCATCCACAAATCTCCACTTCACCAACTGCCGCTCTTGCATAGAAAGCCTATCGAAGGGGAAGATAGTAGAATCACCAGCGACCCAAAACTCATCGATCACCTCTGGACCAAGAAGGTCTTCCACAGAAGGTTCCGGAGGCGCACTAAACCCCTGCAGTTTCTCGTCAGAATCAGTTTCAGCAAAGTCCTCATTATCGATAAGAGGAAACGTCTTTCTTCCAAGCTGGTCTATCAGGAATGTTTTTACATGCTTGCTCAAAATAAAGTAAAAATAACTATAGATATAACCACTAAATGGAACATAACCCCCAGCCTTAGATTCCGTTCTCTTATAGTTCATGAGACACTGCAAGAACGCTAAGTGAACAGTTTGGCGAGTATCCTCTTCGTCGCCATACCGTTCCACCATATACCTGATGCCCTGGACTGTTTCCTGCACTTTTGCCACACCAACTGGATTTAGTTTATTTCTCCTTAGATAAAACCCCACAGTTTTATCGGGAACAAACAGATTAATAAACTGTCTAACATCATAGTCGGAAAGCTTGTACTTACCGTAATGAAGGAGAGCTACGTACTTATTTAAAAAAGGCTCAAATATCTTAATCAGCTCTATTTGCGCTTTTGGGTTGCCCGCTTTAGCGTTCGTTATTAAATCTTGAATCTCATCTTCCGACAAGCTGTAATACTGATTAGAAACATCTTTTTTAGGTTTAGTCTTAGCTTTAGGCATGCACTTATCTCATCCAATGGTCGATTGTGTTATAGTTTTTATCTATGTCGTCATAATAAGCGTAGACTGGTACGCCGAATTCTTTAAAAAACTTTGTACTATCTACTTTATCATTTTTTGTTATTACTTGCAGTTTTTTAAACTCTTCTGGATAATATTTCTTAAATCTTTTTATTTTTGTTTTATCCACAGAAGACATATAACCTTTGACTTCTATCCATATTTTTTGCTTAGGAAGCCAAATATCTGGAGTGTATCCCTTAGTTCCTGTTTTTACTTCGGAAAAATAAAAAACTTTTGGTTCATATTCCCACTTGATTGATTGTTTGTTTAGCCAAAGCAAAACATTATTTTCCCAGCCACTTCTTATGGACACCCCAAGATAAGGCTTGTAGCCCGACTTAAATTTATTCATAGGTGACCTACCAGTTTGCTTAAGTAGCGTGGTTCTTTTCTCTTTTTGCTTTTTATCCTCTTTAAAGAAGAAAACTTTATCAATACTTTTTGGCCTACCCGGCAAACAATACGTAAGAAAAAGCTCGTACATAGCTCCGCCTGGCATCTTAAAATAAGATGCTATTTCATCGAAAGTCTTACCCTCTGCTATTAAAGACTCAATTTCTTTTTTTGCCGGATAGAATAAAGCCTCATAAAGTCCAAGACACTGTTCTGAACAGAACACTTGGTTTCTTTTTGAGTAATCCGAATAGCGCACTTTGAATATTCGTTTACATTCCGCGTATTCGCAAACCTTACTTACATTCTTTGCCGGCGACACAGAAGAAGTACAGTCTAAGATTAAACTTCGCTCACGAATTGCATTATGCGTTTTTTTAAGATATAGTGACAACTCCTCATACGACATGCGATGCGCATTTTCGATGAGAAACGTATCTTCAACCGGTGACCATTCACTGCCCATAAAACCTCCATAAGAAAATTTTACAGGAAAAAGTAAAAAAAGTCAATAAAACTTGAAACGACTAGACAAGGAATGATAAAGTATCCGACATGAATACATTAAATGAACAACTCATCCAGGTAGTAAAAGACAATATTGCATGTGACCTCATGGACTACGGTGTTGTCGCAGGTGAAGCCTACGATCTAGCCAGAGAAGACTTTGATGCACTTGCAATCATGGAAAATATCGACCTAGAGAGTACACTGTTCTAGTGCACTCTTCTGGCGCCAACAGAGCATACGCCATTTTTCGCGTAGTCGCAGAATGAGCATATGAAACTGTTCGGGGTGTAAGAAAAATTTCCTTTATTTACTAACTTATAAATAAGATCCCTAATCAATAACTCGATTTCAAGAAGGTCACCATCTGTAAAGAGGTGGCCTTTTTGCTTACCCGAACGTAGATAATACAACGATGCATGAATGTTCTTATCGGGGTAAGCCTTCTTCATGGCCAAGGCGTATATACCTAATTGAATATTCTTTGAAATATTCTTTTGCGCTTCCTCACGCTTACCGGACTTGTAGTCAATAATATAAACAGTATCACCCACTATATCTATCCGGTCGATGTAACCACTTACAAGGGCATTTCCTATCACTATGGTGAAACCCTTTTCTTGATATTCAATATCAAAAGATTCACCATCGTGCCTATCGATAAACTCTACCAGCATAGTCTCCCCATCGATTAACATGGTGTCTGGTATCTCTGAATTGGGGTCATAGTTTGGTATCTGGCTATTGTAAACTTCGATAAATGAATCAAGATCTGACTTTTTAATTACCTGATTTCTTTTAAGTTTTTCTTCTAGCACTTTGTGGAGAACATTTCCCAAAGTCGCTGCTGCCCCAAACGTTTGGGGTTCTTTCAGTATATAAGAGAAGAAATATTTAGCCTCACACATATCGAGGGTATTGAGCCTTGAATAGCTAACTGGAATCAAAGAAAGTTTTTCAAATTCCGATAATTCATCTAAAGTCCTTATAGCCATCAATACTCCCTGTTTAGTAGATAGTCAGCAAATTCTTCATTTCGTCTCAAGGTGTCAAGAAGCAATGGGGAAACCGTAGCTATAAACTGCTCTTCGTCCTTTTCCTCGAAGTACACGCCCATTCCAGTAGCTTCGCATATTGCGTGAAGCACTTCATGGAGCAGCACTTCTGCTCGCATATCTTCTTGCAATTCGGGATCAACGTATATGCACTGTTCGTGCGTAGAAGTGAAACCAATAGCTTCTAAGGAATCAAATTTAACTCTAGCCGAATCCATTGAAGATTTGTCATTTTTAACCTGATAATTATAAGGACCAACAATTAGGTCTTTAGGCATCTTCCTCTGGCTCATCAGCTTCCTTTTCGTGTAAGTCGACTATCTTATTAGCTTTTTTGTCCCAAAACAGCCCTTCACCTATAGGTATAAGGCCCGTATCGCCTATCTCCATAAAATCGTCTTCAATATTCATCTTGCACCCGAATCTCTAGACATGCTGCCGTAACTATTTCATTCAAATCAATTAAATCATCTTGACTCAACATCAAGCCAGCCTGGCCACACTGAATCCAGTAATCTACAACGCCGTTGCCAAACCTTCGGACTTCAATAATGACATTATTATTTTGGTAAGTTTCTTTTTTCATCGTCTTGAATTAGACCAATCTTGAGTGCTTGTGCCGTCATCAAACATAACAGGATCCCACGTTGGATCATCCCTCCGCTCCCTCTCTGAGTGTAGGTATGCCTCATAATCCTGCTCATCCTGAGTTTTCCTCTCATGTGTAACCTTGCCAGCAAAAGGGTTATTTTTTAATCTAATCTGGTACATCTTGCCTTCCTTATTCACCAACTGCAAAATCCCTTCTGTGCACCTACACCTGTCGTCGATGTGAGGGACCTTTTGGCCATACTCATCAACCCTCCCGCTGCATCCGTTGCATTTTGATCGAGAACCCTTGTTAGAGCAGCGGCCACAAGATCCGCATGTTTTCCAGCAGTATCTAGTAAACGGATCACGATATGTCCCTTTTGGCGCCAAATATTCCATCATATTCTTCTTTCAAGTTCAAAAATTTGCATTAGTTTATGAAGCTCATCGCCGACAGATTCTGAAGTTGTACCCTTAAACTTGAAGGTAACCACAGAAGTTTCGTCTGGAAACTCCAAATAAACCGGAGAATCACCGGATGCATTACCTATTATATCACGAATTTTTTTTACTTGGCTATAACTTGGTTTATATTGGGTCTTTAGACGTATGGGTTTGCCACCGTGAAGTATAGATATGTCTAATTTTTCTATATCTGTTAACAAAATTTTTACAATTTGATTCTCTTCATCACCCTCGAACGCAAGGTTGCCACTAACAATGACTAATGAACCAGCCTCGATTTTATGGTCTAAAACTTTTGCAGCGTATTTGGGGAAGACTATAACCTCCACACTCGTAGTTACGTCATCAACTTGTAATCTGTACATCTGCTTATTGGCTTTTGTCATTATAGATTGTTTCTTTGAAACTATGCCACCGATCGTCACAAGTTCACCGTCTGATCTGGTTTGCAGTACATCCATTTCGCATGAAATTTTAGGTGAAATAAAATCCCATATCTCGAATAATGGATGATCAGTCACATAAAGACCTAACTCATCTTTTTCGGACTCCAATAAGTTTAATTTTTCTGATCTACCAACTTTTTTGTGCATAGGTGAAAGTTCGTCAAACGCACCAGATCTGATTAAATGCTCTAGAGTGGCTTTATTGATTACTCCAGACTCACATTTCCTGAGGAATTCCCAAATGTTTGCGGATTCACGATTAGCTAAGATTTCTTGTATCTTAGATTCGCCAATGCCATCAATGGCAGAAAAACCAAAAACAATCTCTTCATCACCAGAAATGGTGAAATCAGACTCCGAATCCTTCATAGATGGCGGAAGAACTTTAAGAGACATTTTTCTACACTCATTTAGGTATGGGGATAGTTTATCCTTATTTGTCGCTACAGATGTCAGCAGAGCGGTCATATACTCTATGGGGTAATAGCACTTAAGCCACGCGGTAATGTAAGACAAAACAGCGTAGGAAGCGGCGTGGGCCTTATTAAAGCCGTAACCCGCAAAGTATTCAATATCTGAATAAATCTTATTAGCCAAATTTTCATTAACGTTACTGTGCTTTTTGCACCCTTCAACAAACTGTTGACGCAGTAAGTGAACTTTATCCATTTGTTTTTTGCCGATTACTTTACGCAAATCGTCCGCTTCAGATGCGCTGAAACCGGCAAGAACTCTTGCCACGTTAATGACGTCCTCTTGGTAAAGCATGACCCCACGTGATTTTTGTAAAACATCCTCCAATTTTGGATGCGGGACTTCTGCGTTTTTTCGGCCATGTTTTCTATCGATATAAATACGGTCCATACCCGAACCCAAAGGGCCGGGGCGGTAAAGGGAAATCAAAGCCATAATGTCTTCAATGCGATCTGGCCTCATTGAGAGCATCATATCGCGCATTCCGCGAGATTCAACCTGGAAGATGCCCATAGAATTTCCGGCACTCAAGTATCTATAGACACCTTCATCGTCTAGGGGCAAATTATGGCAATCAACAGATACACCATGACGTTCGTTGATCATCCTTTCGGCCATATCGACAACACCTAGATTCCTTAAACCTAAGAAGTCGATTTTAAGCAAGCCGTTTTGCTCCACGCGATTCATATCCCACTGTGTTACTACGGGCGAACTTTCACCTTTCTGCATAATGGGGATGTATTCAGTCAGGGGGTTCTTAGAGATAACAACGCCAGCAGCGTGTATACCAGTCTGTCTATGAATACCCTCTATACCCCTGGCTGTATCAATGATAATTTTTGCGTCGGGATCTGATTCGTATTTTTTACGCATTTCTGGTGATTCTAAGGCTTCATCTAGATTTTTTGCGACACCCAAAACATCTGGAGGCACTAGTTTTGCAATGTCGTCACCAACCCTATATTCATAGCCGAGCACACGTGCAGTATCCCTTATCGCACTTCTAGCGCCCACGGTACCAAACGTGCAGATATGCGCAACATGATCGTGACCATACCTTGATCTTACATAATCTATAACTCTATCCCTATGACGATCATCGAAGTCCAAGTCGATATCAGGCATGGACTTTCTTCCCTCAACCAAGAAACGCTCAAAAAGCAAACCGAACCTTAATGGGTCTAAATTAGTTATTTCCAAAGCATACGAAAGTATAGACCCGGCAGCAGAGCCCCTGCCCCAGCCGACCCTAATATTATTGCTCTTGGCCCAGCGAACAATATCGGATACAACCAAGAAATAGTGGGGGAAACCCATGCGCTCTACAACCCCGAGTTCGTGAGTCGCCCTTGCTATAACTTCGCTGGGTATTGGATCTCCATACCTTTTTTTGAGACCTTCCCAAACAAGCATTTCTAAGTGCTTATTAACGTCGACACCCTGTGGTACATCAGGAAATTCCGGGAAATGAAACTCATTAAACTCCAATTGTATATCAACCATTTCGGCCACAAGTAGCGTATTATCAAGCCACTCAGATTCAAATGCCGATTCCATTTCGCTGTATGACTTTAGATAAAACTCATCGCCACTAAACCTAAATCTATTTTCTTGCTCAAGCAGAGACTTAGTGCCGGAACAAAGCATCACGTCATGAAAATGAGCGTCTGATTTATTTACATAGTGACAGTCCCCAGTAACGACAACTTTTGCGCCAATCTTCTTTGCAATCTCTAGGGTTTGCTGTTTGACCAGCTTTTGTTCGCTAAGCCCGTGATCCTGAATTTCAATAAAATAATTTTCCTTACCAACGATATCCTGCATAGCAGAAGCGTGCTGCAAAGCCTTAGGGAAATCATTCCTCAAAAGCGCTTGTTGAACTTCGCCATTCAGGCACCCAGACAACACTATAAGACCATCACTATGTTCGGAAACGAGATTATGGTCTATCCTTGGTTTAACATAGAAGCCCTCAGTAAAAGCTCTGGAAGAGAGTTTAATTAAGTTTCTATACCCACTTGCATTTTTAGCGAGTACCGTTAAATGGTATGGGCCCCTTTGGTCCCATTCATTCTGGGCTGGACCAGCTCTTTCCTCTTCATCCCTGTCAAACCTTGTCTTACGCGCTTGATAGGCCTCAAGCCCAAGGATGGGCTTGATGTCAACCTTCTTGCACGCATCATAAAAATCCAACCACCCATGAACATTACCATGGTCAGTTTGCGCTAAAGCGGTCATCCCTAGTTCTGCGGCCCGTTCGGCGTACCTATCCACCTTGCCATGACCATCAAGCATGGAGAAAGTGGTGTGTACGTGTAAATTACACCAATTTTTCACTTAAAAACCTTAATTAGGATCCTCTATACCAATTGTTCCACCGTCAGATCGGCGCCTATCTACAGAATACCAGCCTGAACCTTTTAATATCGAACCAGCAAAATTGTATTTCCTTTTCATACCGATGCCACAGTAGGCACAATCGATAGGATCTGTACTAGTTGCCTCCCGAACATCGTCGCATCGACCACACTGAAAATCATACCTAGGCATTAGTCGACCACCGGAATGCCACGATCTCTTTGCGACTTATCTATTTGTCTCTTTGCGTTACGAGAATCCATAACCGCAACAACACCGCCACAAACTGGACAGGATGGTGTCTTACCGCCCTGTGCAAACGGGTTGCGCGTCATCCACTGGTCAGTCATCTGGCTCCTGCAATCAGTGCAAAAACCATGTATAAAATCATCTTGATTAGCCATATTACCTCAATCTATATTGTTTCTATATGCAAAGCGTATTGGCGAAGGAGAAGACTCCTCATCCGTTTCTACGAATGATTCTCCAACCTTAATCCATTTTTTCTTTTTTTCAAGGTTACAATTTCCACACCCCACACCAACGGAATTTGCCCTATCGCAAGTATAGGGTCGACCACCGATGCCTAGCTCTCTCCTTTTAATCCAATCGTCTATATGTGCCTGGGATTTCTCAAAATTATAGTCATCACAATTTTTCAGTATCTCATGCAAATAAAACAATGCATCATCAGAATAAGTTAGTAACGAACATAAAAATAATCTTTCCTCATGTTCCAAGTGCTTTTCTTTCTCGGCTTTTTCCCATATCCTCATAATGGAACCACAGTTTTCAAAAAGCCTTTGCGGGTCAAAAAGCCTATTTTCCTCTACCGTTCGCAGAACAGAAGTACCCTGTTTCCTGAATCTTTCAAGTAAATATTCTTGGGTATATTTTTGACTCTGTTTTTCTTCTTCCCTTTTATATATATAATTTCTGTACCACTCATTTGCTTTTAGGTTAAAGTCCTGTTCGGGAATCTCAACGGGCCGCGACTCTCGACAGTACTTTCTTATTTCTTCGATATCTCCAAACATTAGGCTTTCATCAAGGGAGATATCATTTTTATACAAACCAGTTTTCTGATGAACGGAATTAGGTAACCTCCACATTCTTCTAGGATCGTAAACCGCAAAATCAATCGTCTCCAAATCCAAGCGAAGCTTAATGTCGTTTGCTATATACCTAAATAAATCATGCAATGAGTTATTTGGTGTTACACCTAAAGATAGGGCTTCAAGCTCAAGGTGGAAACCTTTAAATCCAGTAAAGTAAACACGGATAGAACCTGGCGGCATGAAGTCGGAAAAAAAATGATACAGTCTTTTAACTTCTTCGTGAGATAGTTTTAGATTTGACGAATCCAAATCAAAGTACAAAGAACCAAGTCTAATAGAATCATCTATATCTGCACTATTGTATTGGAACACTGAAGTGTATATTCCACGGTTTTCGTGTGCGGTCGCGTATTGCGGTATTTCTGAGATATCATAAAAAATAGGTTTATTATTTTTCTTATCCCTAATAACCCTACCAAGGTCGCTCACATGCCTTCCGACTTCTACATACTTCCATTGGTTTGTATATTTATCGCCAGAATCAGGGAGCCTCATCTATCACCACTACACCTTCTTGTTCTTTAATGTTGAATAATGTTTGTTTTTTTAGCTTAAACATTTCTTTATGCGTCCTATAATAGATGCCCTGATTAAAAATCAAATCAAAATTATTAATTAACCAATTTCTTTTTTCAAGACGTTCGTCGTTTAAACTCAAAGTATCCCCTAGCTAAATCCTGCCACTTACCACTAACATTACAACCGCTACATTTAAAATAATAAAATGATCTATTTTCTGCATAAGTTAAAGAATAAGCGCTGATACTGGAACCGCATTTGCATTCTATATTTGAATTCCATTCCTTGCTTTTTATAGTAGCCATCTATCCATCACGATTTCGTCGCCATCAATAACCCAGTGTAAACGACTCGCTATAGAATTTGCATTAGCGACTATAAGTTCTTCTTCGGTTATTGGTATTGTTTCCGCAATCTTTGACGATCGACCCTCGTGGCAATGTATGAGCCTAAGTATTCTGAAGACCATCTCATCTTCCAAGTGAAGTACGGAGGACTGCGTTTCTGAAGCCAGCATGTCTTGTCTTTTAGCGTAGTTGTAAAACTTATCTATCGTATATGAGTGGAATTCGTCATAGTCAATTTGCCCTTCAGAATTTTGTACACCCTTTGTTAAATCATGTAGAATGCATGCCGCTACTATTATATCTGTTTCTACGTTAGAAAAGCTTAAGTTACTGCACATAATCAAAGCGATTCTAACAACCCTTTTTGTATGTAGTATGTTTCCGTATTCGTTGTCCTCATCGGGTGGGTGGTACACGCTAGCAAAACTTCCTGGGATTTTCCAAAATGTAAAAGACTTTAAAAGCAAAGATCTTACAAATGAGGATATAGACGGATCTCGAATCAAGTCGATTTCATCCATCAATGGCTCTAAAATTGTATCTTCTAAGTCCTTATCACTTACAACATTCTTGGAAGATTCGATAATTTGATTGAGTATCTTTTTCTTTTCGCTCATACTTATGGTTCTACTATCATTTCAGATGTGACACAAAATTCTCTACATGGATTATCAAACGGGCACTTTTTGCAGTAGCTGGTTAGTCCTCGACGCGGAACAAATGTCTTACTTTTTTCAACCTGCTTAGACCAATAAACAAGACTATTAATATCGGCGTCTTGAATGCCTACTTCAATTAAGGCGTTTTTTTCTGAACCGATATCATACGCGTAGTATCGGACACTATCTTTTTTATCCGGATTTTTTGACTCAAAAGCAAATTTTAAAATAGAAAAATCTACAGACAAAGAACTAATGTTTGGTCGCTTAGGGGCGGCTAACCATTTTATGACTGAAATTTTTTTAGTCTTCGGATCTCTAAGGACTAAATCAAAAGCACCAGTTAATCTGGACGAGTTAGAAATAGTTGTTAAAAAATCCTCATTAATTAGTATAGGATCATTATTGTCTTCCGAGAAATCTTCGTAAAATTGCATAATACAGTTGACTGCTTTTGTGTTCATACTAGAAACATTTCCCCACAATGATTCATGCTTTTCCACAGCTATATCATATGCGGAAACATCCTTCGGAAACCAAAGTTTCTCCCACCTATTTAAAATAGCCGAAACAGAAGGGACAATACCGCCTTGCTTTTTATAAAAAAAGAAAGCGGCTAGTTTCTTTATTGTGTTTTCGTAACGCAAAGACATTAAATCCCTAGATGGAATTTGTTCGTACATTTCATCTAAATGCCTATACCTATAAAGTAGTGCACATGTTTGAAAGTCTTTTATGGATTCTGCTGTCAGATTTATGATCTTCTGTTCAGGCATGAATATCTCCCAGTCCAAAAATGTCGGTTGCCAAAACCTCTGAGATATTATAATCTGGCATATCCTGGAAAGTCATTTCAAAGTCCTTATAAGATTTACTATTATCATCATACCTAACTAGAGGTGGATCATAGTTAAATGTGGAACCCGTAATTCTATTTTTGGGTATTTGGAGCTGCATTAAATAATCATCCTCAGATTCATCGTTGCTGATAAGCTTTTTCTGCGTTATAAATGTGACCACTGAAGATTTCTGTATAATGGCTAAAGAACCACCAACATCAGACTGCTCTATAACGTCGCGCTTCTCTTTGATCGCGTTGCTGTTTTGTTGGCTAGTCACTATAAAAACTGCATTCATTACTTTCGCTAACCTCTCTAACCTCACCATCATGCGTTCAAATTCCTGCCACCTTGCACCACCGCCACCTTTCGTGTACATTGATTGGAGAGTATCTATCACCACGATATCCGGAGGATTCTCATTATGCCCCATAATATCTTTCAGCCAAAGTTCTAGGTCATCGTAATACGAACTGTCCGGATCGTGACGAACCATAAAGCGGTCTCCCCATTCGTTCATTTTTTCCGAAAATCTTAAAACTCTCTCGTTTTTCTCCTCTTGGCTCCAATGATCTGCATTGGCATAAACGTTCTCATCTAAAATTTGACTCATTAAAACTCTCTCCCAATGGGTCTGAGCTTCTTCGAAATTAATATACAAAGCAGTATAGCCCTGATCAACCCAATAGTTAACTAGGGTTTTCGCAAAAGTTGATTTACCAAAACCAGACATAGCAACAATAGCGTGAACCGCGCCCCTAAAGTAGCCACCATCTTCAGTGTAACCTAGAGCTTTATTATACATCTTAAATGGAGTAGGTAAGAAGTCTGGCACTTCCATGAGCATTGAAGCGCGCATTGCTATATCTTTCGCGGTTGTTACCCTATCTAGAGGGTCGTAGTCTAGGTCACCTTCAAGTGCCCTAATCTGTTCCGTTAAGGTATTGATCTTCTCAATTTCCTCATCGGTTTTATGACCTTTTTTATTTAAAAGGAATTGAAGATCTTGGAAGATATTTTTTTGTCGGCGCTTATTTGCTCTGTGCTTTAGTATTTTTGTTATTGACTGCGCGTTTGATAGATCAATAGTTAAAATAGACTCTATTAAAAGATTAACGCCAGCAATACCCCCAAGCGCATCCCATATGTCCGATTCAGATTCTAGCCAGGCGCGGAAAGCGATAGGATCAACAGGGTCTAAATTGGTCTTAACATAAAAATCCTTAAACGCAATATACAACTCGTAAAGACCAGTGTCACCATTAAGTAAGCCTACCGCTTCGTCGGGAAGGTGTTCGACAAAGTAGCTAATAGCTCCTGGCTCTTTCATTGAAAGGCCAAATACTTGGTACTCTAATGGGTACGCAAGTTCTTCATTTAAATCCATTTTTTTTCTTTAGCTCTCTATACTTTGCTTTTCTGTAATCTTTATTTTGCTTTTTAACTTTTTCGTAATAATGATGACCCTTATAAATTTTTTTATCTCTTACAGTTTCCACCTTAGGCGTAGCCTTAATTGCTTCGAGCATTCTCCTAAATACGGCCTCTTCACTAAGCTCGTCGGAAAATCTAAATACGACTAAAGCTATACCATTTTCTCTGCAAACTTCCTCTTTCTTTCTGTCCCTTTCAACCGACTCGTGAAAGGAGGCTAAATCATCATGAAAATGGCTTGAAAAGAAAAAATGCTGACGACCATGATACTCTGCCGCCAAGTTGTATGAAGGGCAATATATATCCAGCCTTAATCGTTCGCCGATATGAAACTCGTTTACAATCTCCTCATTTGGAAGTATACGTTGCATCATCTGAGTCAAGGCAGAATGTCCCCTGGAAAGTTTCCTATTATTTCTCTTAACCCAAGAAAGGCCAGTTTTTTTTAATAGGGCGTTTAACTCTGGCCTAGTTATATAGAGTCTATTGGCTATTTCGCTCAACGGCATATTTGATTCAAAAAGCATGTCTTTTAATACCGCTTCTTTTCTCCAGTACTCGTCATCCCTCATTTTTACCCCTTACAACATTGGTGCTGGATCGTAAACTAAATCTTGGTTGATTAACTTTTGCCACTCAAACCAAAGACCGTTATCATCTAGGCCACCCATACGCCTCCAATGGGTGCCTTCTGTTTCGGGCAAATTTGTAGCTTCGTATGCTTTTCTGCCATTTATTAATTTTCTCTTAAACTGATCAAATGACCTGTATTGAAAATGCCTAATTTCTATATCCGAAAAATTTCTTTCACCAGATCTTATAACATCATGGTTCCCCTGAAGTAAAATTGAGCCAATCTCATAGCGATAAGCTACGCAAGGCCATAGTTCCGGCTCCCTTTCCCTGTGCACAATAGATTTAAACGGGTTGGGATTATTTGGATCAGATTCCTGAGGTATATGATCCCACACCTTTGCTACGGCAACGTCTTCGCGCATTAAGCGCAATGTCGAACCCACAGTAGCTCCGGTAGTGCTATACCAAAGTTCGTCTGCGTCAAAAGGGACTATCCACTCTGCCCCAAATTCTGCAGCCATGTTGGCTATACCGGTCATTTTTCTTGACTGATAATAACCTACCTCGTTATCGTTTACGACAATAATAGAACTATTTTTAAAAGCGAGTTCATTCAGAATGTTTCTAGTATTATCTGTAGATAAATTATCTGCGATAATAAACCCATCAAATTCCTGAGTCAAAAAATAATTGATAGTATGACCAATTACATCTTCCTCGTTTTTCACCATGCAAATGCCAAAAACTTTACCCACTCTACAAGCACCTTGCCGGGACACCAACGATTGTTTTATTCTCTTCTGGGAAACTATTTATAACGACAGCACCTGCACCAATTTTTGAATCTTGACCTATTTTTATTAGATTAACTATTGAAGCACCCGTGCCGACAAGTGTGCCGCTGCCAATGATTACTTGCCCGGCTATATTGCAACCTGGGCCGATACTGCAATATTCACCAATATTAGAACCTTGACTAATAGTTGAACCAACATTCACGTGGGAATGATTTCCTACGGTGGATTTTCCAGTAAAAATTGCACCAGCAAAAACAGCAATACCATAACCAAATGTCATATTTGGCCCTATTAACGCCGATGGGTGGATCAAAGTTGCTGCTTTTTTTAAACTAATATTTTTATGGAGTGCTTTTTTTAAGTTAGGATTATTAACACCAATTATATAGTAGCAGCTTTTTATATCAGAGTTGACAGGCCCTATAACGCCGGCCTTACTTGAATCATCATCTAAGTACCCTAATAAATCCCATTCGTAGCGATTCTCGTTAATGGCATGAACTATGGTTTGTATTCCGTACCCATGAGACCCTGCGCCCACTATAACAAGTTTTTTAATCATAAAATTATCCAAACTACGAAACATTACTTATATTATAGCATCCAATTAGCCGCCCTGTAAGTTCCAGTATGAAAAACCAATGGTTCGTCTTCAACGTCTCCTAAAAATCCACAAACAATTTGTTCATTAGAAAAAAGTAAGTCTGCAAACTCTTTTTCTCCCCAACCGTTTTGCCAGCCCACCTCAACAACCCACCTAGGATAGAGGCTTGGATTGAGTGTAAAAAAGTTTCTATGTGACAACCATTTTAGATTACCCAAACAATGTTTTTGGTAACTAGATGGATCTGCGTTCATGAACCCACCTATTGAAGACTCAAAATCGTTAACAGGTTGTCTTTTTAAAGCTATCTGAGCCAAATTAGGATCAGCGTTCAAGACAGACACTAGTTCGAAAATATCTATTTGAAAATTAAATAAGAAATCTTCTTCGACATGAAAAATATAATCAAAACCATAATCAGAAGACCTATCCCACAACGACATGATAGAACCCGATAAGCCCTGATTGCTGCTATGTGATATGATTTCAAATATATCTCCATAGTTTTCTGTTAAATAATTATGATAATCTTGATTCCCCGTATCATTGATCATTATCTTTTTGTAAAAATCGCAATTTACATTCGACAAAAGGGTTTGAATAGTTCCGTCCAATAATTCTGAACGACCGTTGCCTATAACCCCCAATATTATTCGATTATCCATGCCATTTCCTTAGATACAAAGCCTTGTCTTTTTCGACTAAATAATTAAACTCTGGCGTATATTGAGAGGTCGATTGGGATCCGCCGTTTACGTGCTCCACTTTGGCCGCAATTGACATTACGGTTTCTTTACCTGCCGAATGTACAGTATGAACAAAGTCATCATCGCCAAACCACCAGTTATACTGTTCATCAAAAAATGCTAAACCCTCAGAATAAGCAGACGCCTTAACCCCGAAAGCAAAGCCTGCAAATCCTCTATCCTTGTAGGTTCCGTATACTCCAGTAAACTCAGTGTCCGATTCGCGATCGTCGTAATTTGCACACGAGGCCCAAATTAAAGGATCCTCAAATGGATGAACTAGTTTACTTAAAAAGTTATCACATTTTAAAACAATATCATCATTCAATATAACAATACTTTCGCAATCATCGTTTTTAAGGCATTCTTTTACCCCGAGATTCCATTGCTCATAAATTCCGAGACCACTAGTTGGTATCTCAAATATTTTATCGGAACCAAATCTACCAACATGTTTTGAACCAAGAGCAATATTATCAAGTACAAATAAATTGATAAATTCATTCTGCTGATTCAGCTGATTCACTAAATTGTAAATCATATCATTTTTCCATATTGTTGGAATTACGCAATAAATACTCATGAAGGAGACCACCAATGTGGCAAATGGTCTTTATTCCAAGAAGTTATTGAGTCAATTGCATGTTCCCTATAGTAGGTTTCTTCCTCGGTTAAATTGTGGCTATCAACATACCATGGCATATGCCTAGCGACATATGGGTAGCAAGTCCTAATGGAGAAGCTTATATCTGGAGTAGAATTTGGCTTATACAAGGCGAACGTAGTGTCTATTGGTGAGCGATTATAGTCGGGATGGTGCTTTTTGTCCCAAAAACGTGTTTCATATTGTATAACTTCATTCTTAAACCTAAACGAATCTGGTAAATCATCTATCCTCAAACCAAATCCCGCTTTAGTAATGTCATTTTCTTTATTCAAAATGTCAAAAAAATAATCAACAGCATCATCAGGACACTCTTCTACCGGGATTACGTCAGGGTCCGTGACAATAAAATGTTCGTCTGCGCATATAGTCTGTACTATATTGGCTTTCCAGGCAGCAATGTGGCCGAAATTATCCCCTAATTTTAAAACTTGACACCAAGTTTCCTCATAAAAATCCAAAAGCGGCTCATATGTTGAGTGATTATCTAATAGATATACTCTTTCTAATCCGACTTTTTCAAACCAACAAATAAGGTTCTTTAAGTCACTAACCCTGTCACGGCAAGTTACGAGTACCGGGAATTGCGTAGTTGTCATGGGAAGAACTGACCGTTATGCACAAGCCACTGTACGCTGCCGGTATGGTACCTTTTGGCATCCAGTGGAGCCCCTTCTATGGGGTAGAACTTATGGCCTAGACTAGTCACCCTTTCCCAAAAGTGGGCGTCTGCACCTCCCCAAATATCTGGCGAGTCTGGCCAACCTTCAGCCTCAAAAAAAACATCCCTACGATGCATTACAGAGTTATGATCCACTATATTCCAAGCTGAATCCAAAATACCTTGTGTTTCTCTAATGCCGCTAGGATTACCGTCTGCATCCACTACCTGCTGATTTCCGTAAACGATTGGAACACCAGTAATATCAAGCATTTTCGCCATCTTCTCAAGCCTATTGGGATAATAAAAATCATCATCTGTTAAATAACTGATATATTCTCCAGATGACATGTTCCTTACCCCATGATTTATGAGCGTTGCGTATCTTGCGGTTTTGTATCGATCTTCTTCTGTTACATCTGAATAATATATTTTAATTTTTTCATTAGAACTGTATTGTTCTAGGATATTTTTGACTTCTTGATTTGGAGAATTATCTTCCAATACAATTAATTCCCAATCATCAAATGTCTGAGCCAATACGGAATCGATACATTGGCGCAACCACTGCGGCTTATTGTAAACGGTCAATATAACACTAACCTTAGGCATATATACGCCAATCGAGCAAAACCGGTTCGGGGTCGACAATAGACTCTATATGGCTCTTTTGGTGAAAATCGCCACCATCTAATTGCATGTATCTATCAAATTTCATTTTTTTATCTTCATCACGAACATAGCCAAGATGCTGCATAATGAGCGAGCTATCACGCAAGTAACTTCCGGAACGAATCAGAGAATTGACATAAGTCGGTTCAGAACCACACGCCAACTTACGATCATTAAAGACACCCCCATCGTAAAACCTAAACAATCTAGAGCTATCATTCGGTGCCCATAATTTATCTACGCGATATTGCGTTTCATTCCACATATGGAAAAATTTAATATTAATTACATCATATCTATTTTGGTTAAGCAAAGACACCATGTCAAAATTCTCAACAGTAGACCAAAGTTTTTCATCACAGTCAATAGCCAAAATCCAATCGCCAGGTTTAGCAAACTTCGAAAGATTTGACCAAGCTATAGTCCGTAAGCGCCCTTCGTCTTTAGTAAAAAGATTTTCTTCTGTGCTAAAAGTTTCTGCATAACCAGATGCTATCTGTTTCGTTTCATCCTCTGAACAATCATCGGTGAAAACTATAAGATCCACAATACCCGATAAATGCCTTAACACATCATCAAGAAATCTATCAGCCTCGTTTTTGCCTACCATATTGGCTATTAACATAATAAATACCTTAATCCCTTGGAATCCCCATGTAGTCGCAGGACTCCCTAAATATTGACTGACTAATACTAAACTTAGAATCTTGCTCCCCACCAATCTCCGATGACGCATGCCAGCTATGCCCTATAGAAACATAGCCATCATAAACAACACTATAACCCCTATGTCTTGCGTAATAGGAGCACCAAGTTTCCTCATAGTAGTGAGGTGTCGGCAGAAATGCGCCATCAGAAAGAATAGACCACAAAGGTATTTTGTTCGTACCAACTAAATGACCCAAAAGGTTAATATACTCGGGATCGTAAGTCAGATTTTCCCATGCAGTCCTCTTAACGAAATAGGCGGATCCAGATACTGTAACTGCGTCTAAGGTGTCTCTAAAAAGCCTATCTTCTGGATCTGGCGCCTTCCAACCCCGGTGTTGTGGGTGGGTATTGCTGCCAAATATTCCCGCATGCGTTATATACCCCATTTCATTTCTTTGTTTTGGTCCATATATATCTGCGTCTAATTCGTAAATCCTGCTCTCAATAGTATTTATATCCTGCGTCCTTAACCAAACGTCAGCATTAAGTAGTCCTATTAAGTTTGCTTTGCCGCGCGAAGCTAGAAGGTTACACGCGAAAGAATAGCCGTAATTAAAAGAACTTAATATAATTTCACCCGGCCAATTCAAAGGCTTCACAACGCTTGTCAAATAATCTTGCGAACCATCCGTAGAGTTATTGTCAAGGACATAAAGATTAAACATGTCTGCTTTATAATCAGACGCTAAAGTATCAATCAATCTTTTTAATTTGTCTTTTGTATTATAAGAAACAATACACAAATCAATCATAAAAAAACCTAACTCCAACCATCATCTTCGTAAGGTTCTTCAAAAAGATTTCCTAAATACTGGGATTCAAAGAGGTCAAGAAATTTAATCCACAATGAATATTCCTCAGCATCTTTTGGCCACTGTTCGGCCATTGAATTTATTGCATAAGACAAGTCAACCCAAGTGCTCATATCGGCAATCACATATGATTGACCATTTTCTAAGTTGATTTTTACTTTAGCTGGCATTTTTCTCTTTCTTTTTTTGTGCCGACTTTGGATACACGATCTCCGCGTTCACTACTTCTTCTTTTGGTATTTGATACCAAACTAAGTTTCCATTTTCTGGTTCCATTGATACAAAAAAAACAAGCTTATCTTCTATAGTAAAACCTTCTGGTGGCGGAGATTGCATAGCAATATCACGACTGGAACATCCGTATACCTGCGCATCATGCGGATATAGCACTAAATAATTAATTTTTTGGGCCGGCATTGGCAAAACCTAGCGTCTCTACACCATGGCTATTCATAAAACCTGATATCTCTGCCCATTGCGAGTAAGACTCGTCTCTTATATAGAAAACTTTTTTTACAGAACTATTAACAATAATTTTAGCACACGTAAAGCATGGAGGGCCATTGACAAAAAGTTTTGTTGGTTTTGAAGTATAATCCGAATGAAGAAAAGCATTTTGTTCAGCGTGGACTGCTATACAGTTATCGTATACGGATCCGCTTTCCGAACCTTGTTCCAACCTTGGGCATCCGCCGTCTTCGCAGTGGACAGAACCCGGTGCACCACCGTTGTAGCCAAACCCGACTACGAGGTAATCATCGTCTGTTAAAATTGCCATATACTTTTTCTTACCACAAGTAGAGAAAATAAATGAACCAATTTCACAAAGTTTAATAAACTGAACGTCTTTACGACTAAATAATGGCATTTAATACCGCTCCAGACATGGCAAACATGCATATTGCAACAAATAACGATATTACCCTCAACATTACCGTGTCAGCTACTTCTTTGGTGTTAACTATTACGATAACTCCCCAGACAGCAAAAAAGGCAGCAAAAAAATAACCAAGTACATCAACCATCTAGATTCTCCATTATTGCTTTTATAGAATACGGAAAAGATGGTTCTATGAGCTGCAAAACCGCTTTCGCATATTCGCTTATTTCATACTGAGCTGTATCATGTAAGCGCTGCTTTAGGAACAACCCAACCGACTGCAAACTACAGGACCACCTATATAATACATTCATACTGTAAGCAGGAAGGAAAAGTCTTGCCTGCTCCGGTGCCACACCAATCTCGTTCATGGCCATTTCATAATTTGAAACGCATTGCTCTATTGTTTCCATCAACTTCGCCGATAAAACAGATCCAGTTTGACCATCTAAAAAGTCGCCAGAGCCCTGCTTAAGGTTTTCGGGAGCCAATCTCCACTGATCACCGGATGGTATGTAAAAGTCAGGATCGCTAGTTACATATCTCCTACTGGATTCATTCCAGGAATCCATAGTATGATCAGAACCAACAACGTATTTCCAGTGTTGCCTAGCAACCATTAATGGCGTTTTAAACTCAAATGTCATAAAAGCATGACGAAACGGAGACCAATGTCCTTCTCGCGCAAGGAATTTTATTAGACGAATATCTTTATCGTCAAGTTCACCGCTTTCCTTTTGGTATGACGCCCGAGCCGCGTTCACAACAGATAGGTCTGAGCCCATCGTGTCAACCAACCGAACATAGCCGTTTGAAAGCACGGGTAAAATATCAGTCTTCTTCGTCAAATTCCTCTTCGTCTTCGCCTTCAATATCTTCATCGTCATCTTCATCTTCAAGGTCGTCATTAAACACTATGTCTATCTGTATATCGTCATTAAACTTATCGGAAGTTGCCTTAACATTCATCAGTAAATCCATAAAAGCCGGCGTTAACTCAACATCCATGCTTGTAATCACCTCGCTCATAAGGTGAGACAACTGGGCACATAGGAACGTCACACTAGATAACGTATCCGATATTTCATGTAATGCAATTTTTTGTAAGTTTGGTTCTTCAAAACTCTCTTGACTTATAATTTCTTGGAATTTTGAATCGAACTCTTCTGACTCTGCCATTAAATATCTATTATATCTCACAGGTATCGTTTGAGCAAAACTTTTCGCCTTCTGCGTCAAAAGAATTTCCCTTGTAATAATCTGCCCAATCAATACGCTTCACTTTTTCTACCTGATTTTCCCATTCCTCAAGGTCAATTCTCTCGTAAGGCATTTGTTTGTAAGCGCCCCCGACTTCGAGCAATGGGAGCATTGACACTGACTTTAATTGTCCGTCTATTGAGCGCAGTAAAGCTCCAATCTGAGATTTTTCATCTTCTTTAAAAGTCACCGTGACAGAAACCTGGTTATCAGCCCAGTACCTTTGGGCGAGAATTGCTAATGCAGTCTTTTCCCACATGGAAACTTCACGCTCAGTTCGAACATCGGGACCAACAGTTGGTAGTTCTACAACAACGCTGTGAGTTGGATCCATGACGTCGGGCTCTGTATGGTAACCAGCTAAACGTAGCGCATCCAAGAGCGGATCGTTTGCGGCTAATCGCATCCTACGAATATATACATCGGCCGTTGGCCAATGAACGCCTGGCGTAACACCAAAAAGCAGCGAAACTGTTCCAGATGGTTTTACCGAAGTCGTCTTAATAGATAGCCTACAACCCAACCACTCAGAATACTTGGTGTCTAAAGCCTGAATGTAGTCGTAACCATTATCCAACCATCTGCGTAAATCTGTCCACCCATTCATCTCAGCAAAATGAGCGAGTCCTGATACAGAGCATCCTATTCTTCTGTTTCTTTGCATAATGGCATTTGTTTCGGGCCAATGCGTTGGGAGTAGGGTTACTGATTTGGCGTATAAATAAGAAACTTTAAGGGTCTTTTGGAAATCCTCAAGTGAATCGTGCCTGGAAATAAAGTTTTCCACAAGAGTACAGCATTCACCGGATTCAAGAGTCTGCTCGGAACAGTTTGATACATAAATTCCATTGGCGTCGAAAGCGTGGATATGTTCTACCGTGATATCAAAAGTCTCGTATTGACCCAGGTGGTTTATTTCGACAACATCGGCCTGGAACGGTTTATTGTAATGATTCACCCCTTCGGAGAGATTATGCCACTTTTGTGACTTATCAGAGTCAACGAATCCAACACGACCCATGAACCTTTCAGAACTTTCGGATGAAATAATTAACCTCCAAAAACCATCTGTCTTCCCAAAATCCGTTTTACGATCAGTCCAATGAACGGAAGACATAATCCCAAGGCGAGAAAGCATTCTTTGGACAGACAGGATCATATCGTAATCTACAGAAGAAAGTCTTATAGTCACACCTTTCTCCTTACTCCCCTCTACGTGGCCGTCAGCATCGAAGAGTCCCGAAAGAAAGCCTTCGTAAAATGAGGATGAAGCCTCTTCAATCTGCCTAGTGACGGTTTTGGAGTCCGCTGTCACCCCAAACCTCGAAGCCAATTGCGTCAAGGCGACATTGGACATGCGGTACCACCCATTACCAAATGGCCCTGACCACCCACCCCAGTCTGATCGGGCGTCATACCTAGAAAGGGCTTTATAAGCGTAGTCACGAACTGACTCGACACCGTCATCCCCCCATGTACATAGGGTAGCCCTATCCCTGTAGCCCATGTAGGTTCCGTCCCCAATGAGTAGACCAAGCAGATAACCGTCTCCATTATCTCCGGCACCATCCCAAGAGAAGTTACCATGGTTATGTAGGACGATAGAATCACCTAACTTAAGGTCTTTTGCTTCCACCCACCCATTTGGGGTCATAATTGGGTGCTCTTCGGTAACCTTAACCCGGTAACCTTTGTTGGTTACAATTTCGAAAACGTCCCTAATTCCAGTACTGAAAAACCCATCAGAAACTGGGCTATAGGCCTTCCCATCCACTATGATATCCGGCGAATAACCAATAAGATCTTCTACCATCCTAGGGCCATCAGAAGTCAAGACCCACGTATCTGATGTTACGCAAGGGTTTGTGCCCGCTGCCCTCCAGTCCTTATTGTTTGGGGTATCAACGAGCCTCCCGTACTCGCGGCAAAGATCGAGCCAGATAATTCCCGGCTCCCCGTTGTCCGCAATTCGGCCTGCAATATTATCAAAGTTATCACCAACGCTGGCAACAATTGAATTATTACTGGTATGACCCCAACCATTTGCGCCCATACGTTCAGGGTTTACTTCCCAGTTTTTTAGGTCAAGAAAATCTTGGTCGTTTAAATCACCTAACGCAATTTCAGCTGAGCGCCTAACATTTCCGGCAACTACGCATTTGCCGATCTTATTCTGTATATCGACAATATCAGTAGAAGAAATTCTTTCACCAAACCTACCTTCAAACTGCTCTTTTAGCGACTTATGCAGATCCATAAGGGGGCCGGGACCGGCGGCAACGCCGCCAAAACCCTTGATCGGCTGACCAGAAGGGCGTATCTTGCCGTAATCAAACTCTACACTATGCCTGTTCGCGAAGAAATAAGACTCCAAAAGCAAAGATACCGACTCATACCACCCCTCTCGCGAATCCGGTATAATAAAGGTTTTTACTTCTTTAAGGGGCTGATGTATCTCAAGCTTTCCTGCGCCCTTCGTATCAAAACCCACACCGACACCAAGCATTGACATTTCCATAAGCCTAACAAAAGGCCATACAGCCTCATGTACGCTTCTTGAAGAAATGCTTTCTGTCGATAAAAAACTGCAGTTTTGCAATGCTGCGGAGTTCTTTTGACCGTTTACAAACTCGGTCCCCATCATCCACAAACCCCTACCTGGTGGCGTCCACTTACCATTAAACAAACGATCGTACGCATCTTGGGCGGTAGCTTGAGCCTTCCTCTCATTCCAGGGAAGCCTATTGGACTTGCACCAATCCTTTTGTATAGAAAACATACCCTCTATAACACGCTCGCAAGTTTCCCACCAGCGCTCTTTACCCCCATCGGCCTTTCTTCTGCTGTATTTAGTTAAGAAAGTTAACTCACCCAACGAGTTACCAGAACCAATTGGAAAACCCCATGGAACGGTCTTCTTTTTGTAGTCTTTTATAAACTCCTCTGGCAACTTGAAAGAAAGGTACGGTGGATTGACAGACATAATGCGGTTCTCCTAATTTTGTATCTGTTTAACTAGCGTCTTATTTGTTTTTAATAATTCTTGTTTCTTAATCTTCAAAACCTGATCAATTGAATATATTTCGAAAATTAATCTCTCAAAAAAATAACCAGTTCTCCAATTAAGGACTTTCTTCTTAATTTTATATTCCTCTTTTTGAAAAATATGACATATGACTAGTCCACCGTAAGTGAGAACTAATCTTTCAAATCTTTTTTCAATTAAGTTTTTATTACTATCGTTGACATGACCTGATTCTTCAGCTGCTTTAAATAACCAATTAAAAGCTTGCCTTGGCCAAGGAGCGTAAACAATAGGATACACAACCCCCAGCCTTTGACAATCAAGTCTCCACGACTCTATTTCTTCGTCCCTTTGAATAACCGCCAAGAACTTGCTGGTCCAATCCTCGTCATTGAATTGCTGATACGACGGACACCAAAAAAGAAGATTCTCTGGGTTGTCTGGTATTTTTGTCCTGTCATATACAGGGAGGAGTGTTGCGCAAGCGATCGTCTTTTTTAATAAGGTTTTGGCCGCTTCTTCGCCATGCCTCTTTAAAAGCCTAAACCATAAGGCATCTATATGTCGGCCCCAGTCTGATTCCCCCACATAAAGATTCAAGTATTTAATAGCTATTTCTTTAGTGATTTCTTGATTTTGGGGATCAAGTTGCAATGACACTCTTATAACTCCATCAAAACGTATTATAACTTATCAAAAATTACTCTTAGAATAAATTACGGCCCTACCGCAGTCGATAGGACCGTAACTATTATGTGAATCAAAACACCAACACAGAGTTTATTTTAACATAAATTCTGCATTAAACTCAAATATCAGGATTCCTTTTTGAGTGTAATCCCAAAATTACCTGTTGCAGCATTTACTGTCTCAGCAACACCTGTAGGCTTCCAAAGACCGTAATAAGCTCCAACTGCGATAATAAAGCTTAGCACTGCCTGAGCCACTGTGCTTGTGCCAATCTCGCCATTAGAACCAAGTCCCGTTGCGGCAATCGCCGTTACGGCAGACAAAAAGGCCAAAGTAATAGATTTAACAGCTGGATGTGCAACCTGCTTAACAACAATGCCAACCACAAGTGGAAGTACGATTGATACTGCAATTTCTAGTAGACCAACATCTACCGTCATTTATCCTCCTAGGATTCTATTCGTAAAACGAGCTATACTAACCAAAGCTCGAAATGGATCTATCTTTGGCAAGACGTTACCAAAAAATAAATGCTTAGTGGTAAAAACCCAAGCTAATATAACTAACCAGCGGTTTAAAGGATGCTGCAAAGCTTTTCTCCACGCACTGGTCATTGGCTCTTTATCTGTAGCTAGCAGATAACTGTCCACTACAGAAACATAGGTTACTAAACCAATCCAAGCTATTTCTGCTGGTAATGTTTCTCTTGCCATGTGAATATTATATCACACGTCCAAAGCTTTTCCAGCAGGAACACCACGCCATTCATTTACGCGGTTTCTTCCGTATTCATTGTCGTAGCCGGCGGGCACTGTTTGGCCGAAGTCCGAAGCAAAAGCGGGATCTCCAACACCTTTGCGAACCAATGGACCAAAAGCACCAAAGGAATCAGCTGTACCTGCGGCGTCTGTGTAGCGAATTCCGTGACCAGGATTTGACATCCTCTGGAACTTGTACGTGTGCTCGTACCTACGATTGAACGAGTACTCAGTGTCCCTAATTTGGTGGCCAAAGGAAGAGTCAAAAACTACAGCACCTGTGGTAGAGCGGTTTTCAAATGGACGGAATCTCATCCCGTCAATTCTCTGCCCCGCCCCCGCCGACTTCAGTGGCTGGATATTATCCTCTAAACCGGTAAATACCCTACTCAGTTTCAGTCCATGAGGATGCGCACCAGAACCTGGTACATAGTTAGTGTTTGGCGCACCATCAAGTACATGATCGGTACTGAAAAGTGGATAGTAAGAATATGTACCAGCAGTCCCCTTATATGGGTTGACCATATTGTTCGTATTGCGGCCTTTTAGGACTCTTCTGGGGCCTACGTAGAATATTGCCATATTTGCTGTCTCCTGTAGATGTAGAAATAATAATGAGGATATGGGTAACTATAAGGCCCTAAGGAAGGAACTGCACTACCCTGGCCCATATCCTCTATGGTTATAGTAACAAGTTATTAACTGTACTCTACTTTCAGACCAGAAAGAGATGGAGTTCCGTAACGGATTGTCTCATTCAATGAGACCTCTATCCATACGTGACTAGAAAATGGAACTGGAGTTAATGTGTACGTACCTGGAACTGCAGTTTCCCAAATAACCCTATAAGAAAAAACGTATGGAAGTTCTGCTTCTGAAACATTATATATATTGGGCTGCACACTGTCTATGGAGCTAATTGTTTTACCCGTAGGTGCATCAAAACGCAACATAATTTTTCCGGTAGTTAAAAACTTATCATACCTTAAGTCTAAAAATGACAAACCATAACTATATATATACTTATTATTATCAAAATAATAATCATTTTGCCTTAAACTAATTTTTATTGCATTTACTTCTTTAGGGTCAAAGTAGAATATTTTTGGCCCACAAGCGGTGATGGTGTCACCCGACCAAGCCCCAGGAGCTATCCACCCCACAGAGTCGGCGTTAGATTCGTAAAAGTCTTGATAATTCACAGGCACATATTGGTCGTTTTCGTTTAGGTTAATTACCTGCCTTTGTGATGTATAAACACCAAGCAAATCGCAACCCATCATTGGGTAAGGGTGCACCACAATTGCATTAGCCTTGGTTGTAACTGATAGATCTTCTGGAACTTTGGAATATAAGTTAACCTTGGCGCCATTTACGTTAGCGGTGTTAACTATAACGTTACGCTCCCAAACTTTTCCGGGTTCGTCTTTTACGCTATTATAAACATCTGACGAGCTTATAAGGGCCGAACCAGAATCAGCCGACCCCGCAACACCCGAAGCGAGGGACTCAAAAGATTGGGGCAATATAAAGTTGTTGTACTGGTCTTTATAGCCAAGTTTTGAAATTGAACTAGAAAAAATTTTAGGAAGAGTCATTACACCATGTCGCGAATCAATTGAACACCTATTAGATTGGTTTATTTCAAATGATGTATTATCAAAAAGTGATGACTCATCTAATGACGAATTAAAAAATGTTAAAAGTTTATATTTTGATATTTCTTCACCAGACTCAAGCTCAGTAACATCTTCTAGTGCTACAATACGGCTTTTTAATTCTTCTAATGTTTTCATTAAAGAAAAATGATTCTTTGCTAATGCAACAAATCTAAGCCTTGCGTCTTCATCTGCAAGACCGACTTTATTTAGCAGCATTACGAGATCCCTATACGCCCTTTCAACGCGCTGATTATAATTATCGCTAGTTGCGGGCCCCCTGTGTTGCGCATGCTCCATCTTGGAGTACAATGAGTCAGACATACTTACGCTCCATTTCCTGAATCCTATTTTTTAAATCCTCAATTTCAGACGACATTTCAAGTAATCCAATCATCTGATTGTCCTGTGTCCCAGAGTATTGCGCACCCTCAATGGTTGCCCCACGAACAACGTAGGCATTAAAGCGCATGGTGGTTTGTAGTAAATCTTTTATTTTTTTGTCAATGTTATGAACATCGAAAACAAACTGAGAAATTTCTAAGTTAATTTTAGCGCTATCTCTATTTCCCCTGTATCTTTGTCTAGACCTCGAAAAATTTGGTTGATAAATCCACTTTTTTCTGTCTACCAAATCATAGAATAAACTCATTATGCGTACCTAAACCTTAGTCTATAGGAGTTGAGGACTGGAGCAATTGATGTTTTATTATCGGGCCTTTTAAAATCAGCCCTAATCCTCACTTTTTGATTTACGCTACTCGTAGCGGTAGAGTAACTCAAAAAATAATTATCAGATGGTTTTTTTCTAGTAACTAGCTGGACCTTGTCCGCGTCATTATAAATCGCAAATGAATTTTGATTTGTGTTTGAGTTATTTAGTAGCTCGAAAATATCCACATAATTCCAATTTGCCAACCTAACAGAGCCAAAATCCGACAAATCATTATCTTGCATTAAAAGAATTGAGCCCTCGTTAGGCCGGGCTACCACGCCACCACGGGGTATAGTAGCTGTTATGGATATTGTATTTTCTCCCTCAACAAAATTCCACGGTATATTTAATTCGTTCACGCCAACAGGAAGGTCGCCGATTTGAGTCCCATTTAGGTAAATCCGGATAGCCCACAACTGCGAATTTAAATCTACCTTAACAAATTTTTGCACACCCGCACTTTTTGCACTAGGGCATTCTAGTTTTGTTTCCATGTACACACTCTTACTGTTCTCTCCGATATCCCCACCCCAAAAAAAGCCATTAGCGGTATCTATTCTTGGGTATATAATTTCGGCAGTTTTTGACCCATTTATATAATCTGCCCAAAAATCTAAAGATAACGAATCTTGATCAAAGTTTGTATAAAGAACCTTAAGGCACTTGACCCCATCCTGCAGCCTTAATGATGGTATCAATGGTCTTTCAAGGCCAAAATCACAAAGCCTATAAAGTTCAACTGCATCTTTTAAAAACGGATTCCGAATCCTAGTGTCAGGGTTATTTCGATCCTCCGGTATAATTCTTAAATCTTTTGAATCTGGATTTTTTCTTATATATTTAGAAATATTACTAGAACCATTAAAACTAACCACCGTGTTAGATGCATTTCCCTCATCTGTGTAGGGTGATATTTTTTTCCAGTCAAAATCAAAAACAGAAGTATTATTTGTTCCATTATCTAGCGCAACAAAATAATCAATAGACGTAAAATCGGGAATGTCTTCATCAACCTTCAGGGCAACGGCATCTAGAACATTATCTTTTAATAAATCGCTTGAAACCGATATTGGTTTACTAACAAAAATTCGATCATTAACATAATTTTTCCCAATAAAAACTATATCTTTTGCGCCTAATATGTAATGATATTTAACGCCCGTGTCAGCTTGAACAATATAGTCGTAAGTGGTTTTCCTAATGGTTATGCGAACATGCCTAGCGGAAACTTGTTCTAAAGAAAATGTCATTTTATCTAATCCTGTTTTTATTGATGAACCAAAAGATTGAAAATTTCTTTGAAAATCTCCAACTTCAACAAAAACTTGAGACTCAGATGTACCATATGGAGTGTACTCCACGCTAGAAATAAGTGGGGCGTTTAATTCCAAATCTAAAATACAAACAACCTCTGATGGAGTCGACGTGACCACTTCATCGCTCCAGTAAGTGTTACTTAATCCGTCCAGGCACCCCCCGAATGGTGACCTAGAAATACCAGAAGTTATTTGATCTCCATTAACATAAAATTCACTACTCAAAAACTTAACAGATGATCCAAGAAAAACCTGAGTGGTATCACCATTAACCGGCAAGGTTACTGACCCAGACTTTATGTCCACAAAAGCACTAGTCAAATTTAAGTCAACATAATCTAAATCCGGAAATGTATCTAGAAAACTATAAAAATAGCCATCTGAGTTTTCATTCGCAAACAAATATTCTTCAATTTGTGCTGTTAGTTTTTTCCTTTTAATTCGCAATTTTTCAAGCTGGGTATTCATGTATGTGCTGAGATCCATTGAGACTCTTACTTCCTGTGCTACCGATTCATACAATAAATCGAGATTAGCAATGGCTTTCGAGACTGCATCGTTCATATTGCCGGGATCGGCAATTAGGTCTTCAGAAAAGATGCCAGAAGCAAAACGCAATGGAGAACCAAGTGAGTTTTCAGAAAAATAATTAGATATATCCCTCATTATCTGTTGCTCTGTTGGCCTAATACCGCTACTGTAATAGTATCGGCTAATAGAGTTCAATATTTTTTGAAAATGTATAGAAGAAATACTCATTATTTTCTCGTAATTTTTAATTTATACCAGTAAACTACTGGTGTTTTATTTTTTTGATCCGAAGGTCTAGACAATTCAATCTTCACCCTCAAAGAGTTAACTCTACCTGCAACAGTATAGTAACCAACATTTTGCTCCCGAAACTGGACGGGTATAGTATCGTTGAAGGCTAAGACTTCGGGTATACCAAGGTAATCGTCTTGAATTCTAGAAATAGGCACCCAGCTTACCCCGTTATCTGCGCTTACATAATACCTTACCCAAAGCGACGTTGAAGGAAAACTTTCCGGTATATAAAGACTCGAATCTAAAGAAACCCTATCTATCGTACCCGCTATCTTGAATGGTTTGCTGACCATAGAGCTAGTACTAACATACTGGCACTTAGTGGCGCTGATATCGCGTATACCAATTGACCAACGCTTACCGTCAAAAATTTCTACTCTTTTAACAAGACCTGAAGAACTATTCAAATTTGGTGAATCTATAATAGAAAATGATGGATCATAAAATTTAGTTGGAGCAGTAGTTGTGGGGGTTGGGCCTTTAGCTCTTTCTCCGCCAACTACCTTCTCTTCGATTACGGGGGTAGCCTGGTCCAACTTTGCGGTCCGGACAATCCTTCTCGGCGTAGTGTAGTAGACGTGGCCAATCTTACTGTCCGATGAATTGTGCTGCTCTATGTGAAACCTAATATATCTAATTGTATCGCTTCTAACATCCCACCTGGCGGAACCAGAAGTTATCTGTTCGGCAAAACGTGCCGTATATAAATTTGAATCCTGGGCAACAGACACATTAGTTGGATAAAGTGTTTCCCAATTATTTTTATCCAAAGATGTTTCAACAAATTTAATTAAAACCGGTGGACTTGAATTGTCCAGTAAGCCAAACGGTGTATATGTTATTTCATTAACAGCGGTTGCCGCTTTAAGGTCAAATTCTAAATCAAGTTTCAATACATTATTTGCCGGACCATCCGCCCAATCAATGCTTTCATTTAAGCCGACAGGATAATTAACCTCGGCCACACCCTTAGCGGTGTTGTTTATGGCATTTGTGTAAGTGAAGTTAAAATTATTTGCTTTAAGGCGATCTTCATCAGAAACAAGATTCTTTTCGTACTCAAACCAAGTAGCAGGAGAGTTATCTACCATAAAAAGCATATTTGACCTTGGGTCTATTTGAGCCTTGAATCTATAAAGTTTTTCCTGTGTTATCGGATTAGTGGGTGTTCTTTGCGTTACTTCCTCAATTTCAATAAGTCTACCAGGAATACCGTTTGATGTGGACAAAATCTTCATAGAAGCAGAACTTAAAGAATTTTTTTCAGATATATTATCCTTAGCAAGGGTCAATCTACCCTCAACTTCAATTAAAGCTCTATTTTTTGCGTCAACGCCTTGATAATCAATTTGATTGGAACTTTTAAAATAGTCGCCAAAAATTGTCACTTCACTGTTCTGTGCACTCGTGTAAAGTTGTAATGTTTTCAGTTGATTAATAGCCGCGGCGTTTTGGTGTTTTGCCTGATCAATTTGATCAACCATTGTATTATGAATCAGAACAGCACTTGCCTTAATCAAGGTCATTTGTTCTTCTAAGATATTTAAATCTTTTTGTAAATTCTCAATAAAACGATTTACTTTCGACGACCTGGCTGGCTCACCATGCACAAAGGGTTCATATTGGGTCATCGGTTTCCCAATTAAAGCGGAAAATCTAGTCTGAATATCTCGAAATTTAGCGTTAATTTTTTCTGCATTAACTTCAGACTGAGATTCAAAAATTAAATTTTTCATCTCCATTATCAATGCTACAGCTTTTGATTGATATTCTGTGGAAGGATATAACTGCGTCATCTTAATACCTCTGGGAATCAGGTTTTCTAGTCTTGGCTTTAATCTGATAAAAGTCAACTTTTGGACTAACCGATTCAAAATAATTACTACGTAAAACTACTCTTACTCTAAATGTGCTCGGCAAAAAATTGTAAAATACTCTAAAGTTCTTATTAACAGATTTATTGAATATAATTACATTACCAGATTGCAAAAAGTAATATTGCTCATCAGAACTATCCAGTATAGGCCTATCTTTGTTTTTGTAGTTGGTTAAGTTTATTGCGTAACTTCCATCGTCAAATAAAATACTAATTGGAGTATAAGGGCTTAAACCAAAATATAACGAATAGCTAGAAGTTTCTACCTGATTGTAATCTATGTAAGGAATAAAATCTAGTTGATACTGAGTTTGATTTAATCCCTCAAAAGATTGTCCTGGCAAACCTTCGTTATAATATGATAAATATGAATTTATTTGATTTGAAAAATTATCAAAACTTATAACAGAATTATTTTCTGTTGGCACGTAGTCACATGTCAGAATATCAGTTGACGTATACTTGGTAAGTGGGATTTTTAACCCATATACAATGTTAGTATTATCCCTTTTTACATAGAAAGACGAAACATCGGCGTAAGAATACTGAATACCATTTTTATATAAAGAAATTCCTTCACCAGTAGCATTAAAACGGAATTGGGCTAAGCCACTTGAATCAGGGAAAAGCCTTTCCCCCCTAACTAGGGAATTCTCTATTGGAAGTATCGGTTTCCATGAAGATTCGTTTGTAAAATCAAAACTAGTTGTTACAGAATATTCTACCGACGTAAGTGAATTAGACGTATTTTCTTCTATGAAATTTGTAGCCGAAGATTTTAGTTTTACCTCCGAAACGTCACCCATCGTGTCAATTAAGCTGCTTATGTAAACCGCTCTCTGCGCATAGTTTGAAAGTTTCACTTTGATAAACTTTAGTCCCATAGTGTATCTGTACGAATAAGAATTATTATTACGCATAAGGACTTCGTTATAACTTACCGAAGGTACCGTATATTTTGTTCCACCACCGGCAGATGGCTCATATGGTTCGTCCACACGTTGTACTTGTCCAACATCTTGCATGTATTGTTCTAACTTTTGCGTGTCACCATAGTGGGGCAAACCCCTATACTCACCTACGTCTCCCGCTTTAATATTGAGACTTTGCCTTGTTACCCATTTTCCGTCTTTTTCAGACCAAACTAAACTAGGCGGAATAATCTGACTGTCTTCTTTCTTTAAGATGTCCCTTACAACTCCATTGTTCCAAAAATCCCAATTTACCTGAGAATTCCAACCTGTAGCATCGGGCACTCCGATGGTGTAAGCGTCAGACTCCTGTATGACTGAAGATTGCAGATCCGCTTCATTCTCACCAATTCTAGGGTAAGGCGCAAATCTTAGTTCTGGCTCTGTTGAACCAATAGCTGCTACAGTTGTTGGGGAGTTTTGATAATAATAATTAGAAATAATTGTTTTAAAAAATGAACCTATAGAGCCTTCTTGATTGCCAAAAAACCTGCCCATTAAGCCCTGAAGGTAGCTATAATCAACGTCAGATTTGTCAACTTGTTGATCTCTTCCATAAAAAACTCCATCATTATCTTCAAAAACGCCCGTTTGATTTTGCACTAAACCGTTTTCATGAGTCCAATACGAAGGCAAACCTTGACTAAGGATTTCAAAATCATCCCTACTTAATGATCCGCCTAAGTTTTGTAAAACTTTTTGCCAATAAGAGGTCAAATCTACTACGGGATACTTTGTATCAATTTCGTAGGCGGTGTCCGAAAAGCTAGCTGATAATTCATCTTTAGTCATTACTCTTTGTTCCGCTGTTGCTTCAACAATGTTTCTATTACTGGCAACACGTGTGTATGCTTTTTGGTTGATATACAAATGAAACTTTTTAAAAGATTTTTTTGGAAAGAACAAATTAAAAGTCTTTTCTATTTTTACAGATTTAGCCATCAAAGGCTCCCCCACCTGATCAGTGTCGCTTGAGAACCCTAAGACTTGAACTAAATCAAAAGAGTAATCACTTAATGGCTCAATCAGTATGGTGTCAGCCGGGCTCTCATCGTCCATTAAATACTCTAAGATAAACTGCGCACCAGAATACTTAGCGTTACCACCATAAAGATTACCGAAAGCATTCAAAGAACTATCTATTATAACCGGAGACTCAACTACTGGTCTCCAACCATTGCTATTTAAGTAGTCAACAGTGTTTGCTATAGACGTAGTGGATATTGGGTTTGAAAGAAAAGCGGCACAATTACTGGCGTAAACAGTAGCCTTTAGAGGATACTCTCTATTCGAATTTTTTGGTAATGTTAAAATTCCTTCTGACTTATCTATAAAACCTATTTCATTGGCCGAAAAATCCACTCCAGATCTATCGCTCAATCTAATATTAGACGGATCAATTAGATCTTGGTATAATTGGTCAGAAAATGACTCAAAGAAAACGGAATCATATGCGTTGCCATCCGCCAGTAAGAATCCATAATTATTAACGTTTTTCTCTAAAGAGAATAATTCTTCTTCAAGCTTTTTGATTTCTTGCGACAAAATCTCAGCCGTATTACTCATTAAAAGAGATACGGCGTTAGACGTGGCAAAAAGATTTTCTAACCTAGAATAAACTTCGCTAAATATGTTTGCCAAACCAACACCGGAAGCAATTGATCCCTTTTTTATTGAAGCTAAAATAGCGTTAGTAAACATCGAAGTATTATTTAATTTTGTGGCCAAATTACTTAAAGAGGCTTTATCAACGTTTGCACCTCTGAGCAGGTAGGCCGCTTTCTCAACCTGGGAGGCCCCCTCTATGGATATCCCATCATTAAGGAATCTATTCATCCCACGGACGCCCTTCTAGATCTTCCAAAACAAACTCAACACCAGCGGAAATGTTCCTCCTGATAATTTGCTCTACCTCTTTAGTATCAGGAAAAACAACTTTTAGCATCTTGGGGAGACGAATTACAACAAAGCCTCCAGTTTGGAATGTATTCCCCGCACCAAAACCAACATCCCAATAGGACAAAGCTGAAGTATTTTCGTTAAATATCTCAGCGGTTTTTAATGAATCAACTGCACCACCGCCCCTTTTTCTGGTGTCGAGCACAACCAAGTCGTCAACACGCGCAGTTGCGGAAACAAAAATTACACCAAGCTGTACGGCGAGAGGGTTATAAAATGGGTCATAAGGGTTGATTTCCGAATTATCTGTTGTAATCTTTACGGTAGAAGAATTTGTTGATTCGTCAATAATTTCCATATCTTCATTTTTTACATACTCAGGAACCAAGTAAACATACACCGGTACACCAATCATGTCTTCACGTATTTTTAAATACGGGTTTAAATTAACTTTTTGCCCATTTGCTGACTTAGCAGTGTAGACGCGACTTACGGTCGTGTAATCTACTTTAATGAGATTTGAATCCTTTTGGGGCAAAGGGGTACGTAAGTAGACCAATCCATTTGAGAGGTTATAGTCTATAACATCAGACCGTTTTAGTTCAGTCCATTCATCGTCAATTGACTGACGAGTCCAAACCTTTAATACCGGTCTTTCCGGATCGGATAGCGATGGCTTTTGAGTTGGTTCGGTTACAGAGAGAATCGGAAACTGACGCACCTGAAGTACATCTTCTTGGAGGAGATTTGGATGCTCACCCTTCACGTCAATGTATGGACGCCCAAAAATGGATGACCATGAGTTTAAATTAGCTTCAGGGACCGAGTAAAAGGCATGTACTGTTCTACCCTGGTATTTGGATAGCCAACCCACAATCGGGGATGAAGAGTAACTCGGTAAATTAATATTCCTGTTAAAAGACCCAACCCTTATAGGCACACCCCAGATGTCAGTGGCGCCAAGGTTAGAGTTAATAGGTTCAATACCTATTTTGGTTTTTGTCTTTGAAACCAAACCGTAAACAGGCATTACATACTTAAATGGGAGCTCATTCAATCCATCTACAACTTGAGGCAAGTTTTTCTTTTCTACAACTTCAGCAGATGAAACAACGCCAATATATATATTTTGGGGACCCCTTTTGACATATTCTATATAACTTAACTTAGATGAACCATCCTTATTTATAATAAATTCTTTTTGATTTTTATCGTAAAAACCTATATTTACGAATGGGGAAGTAGCATAGGATTCTAATTCTATATCTACGTAATGTCTTTGGTATTCTTCGGCCCCTATACCCGAAGGCATGACGGGTATTCCAATCGGTTTCCCATCTAACGTACAAAGAAGCTTTATGCCATCGGCTTTACTAATAAAACCTGTTTCAACCCCAGGAAAAATTCTACCGTTTTCGTCCATGGCGTAAACTGGATTTTTTTGAGTATCTATTTCGGATACAGAATCCGGATTCCTACTGGATATAGCAAAAACTTTACCGTTGAGCGGCTGATCTGGCGGACCGGGTAACCATCTGCCCTCTGTGTAATTTGATGTATTATTATTTATGACTTCACTAGTCCTAAGATACACTTTGCCGTTTCGGGTTATAAAAGCTTCTACATTTGGGTTACTACTTTCAATCCTAAACAAACCAACAGAAGAAGGATCAAATCCAGGAAAAATTGTTGTAGAAACCTCAGATATAGGATCGATTCCCCACTCCACATCCGTCAATCGACCCGGCGCACCGGTTTCCCCGTAATTATGGTTTAGCTGTATAGGACCAATATCTCCATAAAACGTAAATGCCTTAGTTACAACACCCTCATAATCTATAACTGCAGCTTCCCCAGAAAGGGTTCTGAAACCAACATAATCCCTTCCATATCCAGTAATATCAGATATGCCAAGCTGAAGTTGATTTCCGTACTCGATACCAGCTCTTTGAGTAGAAGATACCCCTACAATAATGGTGTTTCCAATACTTCTAGTATTTTGAGGCAAAGAAACATCAGTCCTAGTACCAACTGGTGCAGTTATATTAGCCCTGGGAATTAAGGCCTGGGCGGGATCGTATGATCTCAGGAGATTTTCTGGCCATACAAAATATGGTTGAGGAAGATGTCTTTGGATTCTTTCAACTGTTGGTGTCCCGCCTAAGAAAATAAAAAGTTCGTCAGTAAACTTTTGAGTTATAGGACCCCAAAAACCGTCTACGGGCATTGCGCCATTCCAGTTTGCCTGCCAATTCATTACGGCACGTTCTGTTTCTGGACCATAAAAACCATCCTGCGGAAGTCCAAGAAGTTTCTGTATAGTGGTGACGGCAGAAATTAAACCCCAGTTACTATCGACCGGTATACCCCACTGGGATGCCCTTGTTACCTTCCATCGCCTTGCAGCTGCGGCAGTAGCAGGACCAAAAATACCATCTGGGTAAACCTGCAAAGCTCTTTGGAGCATTCGTATGTATGCTTTTTCATTTTCTACACTAACAAACGGTAATGCAGAGTAACTAACTGGAGTTTTAGTAATGCCATTCCAATATCTGTAGTCCCAAGTAGTTTGCTTGACATTATTGGAGCCCCAGTATTCTGGATTTTGTCCCCATAAAATCCTAGGACTATCCGGCACCCACCCAGACCCACCGCCACTTCTTTCTTCAATCTCAAAATACTGCCACGCCTTATTGAGCATATCGCCGGTAAAACGTGTGGTATCTACACGGGTTTTTCTAACATCAACAAAATCTATGTTAATATTCGAACCTTGGCCCAGGAGATATGGTGTTACTGAAATATGGTCAAAATTATAAACTTTTGGGTATTGGATTAAAAACACATCTGAAATTCGATCAATATCAGGCCTTCTAGAATCTGACATTTCCACATAGTTGTAAAGAGTAGATGAGTCGGATATATTTTTTAAATCCATATACCTATTTGCGTATGCTGTATATCTTAGGTAATTATATTCTGACGTATCAAAAGATCCAGGATTCCTGGTATTTTCATTTATATCTGTAGTCAGACCCCAGAATTGAATCTGACTTCCCAATATAGAAAAAAAGTCGGAATCAGCTATACCGTCCGCATACCTTGATCCAGCTAAGACTTTTAGACTTTTTACCGCTTCTGCAGTCCTTTCGTCAAAAACCCCACTTTGATCTAACTGCCCAGACGGCAATCTATACTTCAACGCCCAAGATGAAGCCATTGCGTAACCATCTTGCGCTATCATTCCATCGGGAATAGGGCCATTAACTCCGCGATTTAAGTGGAGTCCTATAATTTCGTGAAGTTTATTCAAACTATATTGAATAAAACGAACAACTTCCCCACTACTTCCCTGCGAATACGATCCGGCTATACCAGCAAAAGGGTAAGCTGTAGTTTGACTTAAAAATAATTCATTCCTAGAAAGTATCGAATTTGGCCTTGGTGCACCCCAAGCTTTATTAAACCTATTAAAAAGAAGTTGATTTGAACCATGTTCTGTCCAAGTTCTGGGCAAAAAGACGTGACTGTAAATAAAACCATTTGGAAGTATTTCCTTACCCCTATACCTTGCCAAAATCGTAGTAGTTTCTCTTTTGGTAGACTGAGCTGTTTCCCGGTAACTTGCTTTAACTTTTACCGCAAACTTATTGGGAGGATAACTTTTATCGATATATTGACCAGAAGAATATTGCGCCATTATTGGGTCTTCCCTAACAATATGCGGACCAAAACCTTCTGGTATCAATAATGTTGGAGAATACTCATTGGTCCAGGCATACGGATACATATCGTCAACTAATGTAACTGGAACCTTGACATTGGCATTTGTTACTTCGATAGAATACTTTCTAGAAGACCCCGATATATTCAGGAGAAACTGTTGCCCCATTTCTTTGACGATTTGCTCATCTACTATTTCTTTAATTGTTTTAAAAATGGGATAACTGGCCGAATTTAAGCCGTATGCTAATTTTCTTCTCCACGCAAAAGTATTTGGAGAATTTAAATCTTCTGGTTCATAATTAAAAGAGTACTTTGTTTTTTCTGCAGTCTTTAAAACACCACCATTAATAACCCAAGATGGTTTCCATTCTGTTTCAAAACTCCAGGAAGAAACATAACTACTCTGATCAGAAGAATCAAGTGGCCTACTTTTAATAGTGGCGAGAATTGAGTTCCATGCAAATTTGTATGAACCTTCAAATCTACCTGAATTTATTTGCTGAAAATAGCTTGGAATCTGAAGTCTTCTTGGCGCTATATTTACAGAATCCTCAAGTTTTGCGCACTCGGCAATAATGTTTTGGGTATCGTAAATAATTGAGCCGCCAGAAGCAAACCTTTTAATGAGCGTTACGGGATACTTTTTTACTACTGGCGTAGTGATTTGACCAGGAACAGAACTTGCGGCACGTTCGTTTACTTCAAATAGAGTCTTCCAATATTCAAGTCCATCATTCGTTGCTGCGTCTTCTGCGGAATTTATAAACTGAACATAACTTCTTTCTTTAGTGTACAATACACTGGGATGAAATTTAAAAGGAGAAACAGAGGCATACGAGTCAGAATCAAAATCCCAACCACCATATTGGTTTAAGCCATTAAACAATTCATCCGAAGTTATTCTAGGCGCAATAGTATCCCCAAGCCCAAAAGATTTATCGGCGTTCGAGACCCCAGAAGCAAAGGTTGAACTAGCAAATACGCCAGTGTACGGATGAATGGGCAGAGTTGTCGTAGGCCCTAAGCCCACCTTCCTCCCATAACCGCCAAGGGGAATATAAAGTAAACCACCAAATTCTCTCGTAAACCTGTAAATCTTTCCAGTATACTTTGATAAATCTGCTGGGAATTGTGTAGGATCTAAAAATAATATATCAAATTTTCTTAATTCTTCATCTGTAACAGTATCAAAATTAACAATCCAATAGCTAGCATACTCTTTTGCCCCTTCACCAGACACCCTCTTAAGTGGTGCCGTAATATTCCCTTTCCACGTAAACGAGGGACTATTGTACAGGGCATTGCCATCTGTAGGACTTTGTACTGCGGGGTCAATATCTTCCACTATTGTATAACCCCTATCTTCTGAAAGGGGATTTACAATTTTTGCGCCCGATGGATTATAATCGGATTTTTCTAGATTATAAAAAACATAAGGAAAATTTGTTGGGGGTTGCAAATAATTGTATTGAATACCAGGGCCCTGGTTTTCTAGATCCGACAATCTTCTGGGATAAATTGAATTATTAGAAATTAAAACTCCAGCTCTAATAACTTTCGGCTGATTCTCTGGATCTATAGTGTATCTTTCCTGGAAATCAGCTTTAATTCTCCATCTGAATGTTTGGAAAAGCCTTGGGTCCTGTATCGCTTTCCTTGGTACATAAACCTTATATCCTTCAGAACTAGATCTTGGAATACCAATAATTTGTTCTTTTTGAGACGTAGACTTTGTTGAATAAATTTTTTTATTTAAACTACCAAGATCAGTTACATCGGTTTCTTCAGGGACATATGAAAAATATGGCTGTGGATTTAAAATTTCTCTATAATCAGTTTTTTGGTTCTTTATGTATTTACCATCACTACTAAGTTCAGCCTTATTGTATCTTAAATATAAACTTTCGTTTATGTCAGTATCAATAAAAACCCAAATCCTATAAACGCCAATTGTCCTATCTTGCGTTTCGAGGTATTCATCTGATTTAAGTAACTTTACTTTATACCTTTTTTTATTATTTAAATCTACATATTCATTGCCGTCTTCATCTTCTACTATAATTTTTTCTTTTTGTAAAGTTAATGGCTCAGAACCTTGGACTAAATCTTCTTGGTCGACATGGAAATAGCGACTTACATGTTTATAGGCAAAAATGTAACCTTCAGAAAACTCATTATCTTCTGAAATATCATAATTTTCTTCTACACTAAACTCATCGGTTACTGCTGGGTATTCGTCAAAAAATAATTCATTTCCAAATTCATCTTGTAAAATTCCTAAATGATTTGCATACGCAAATTTTGATACAGAACTTTGATCTCCAGAATTTTCCAGGACTAAATTAGACGTGTCCAAAACCACCATACTATTTTGGGGAGAAAATGTTGGCGATTTTACCCAAGCGATGTTAATATCGCCTTCGGGAACACTGTTACCCCTCCTGATCGCCTTTTCGTTACCAGTAGATGTAACATTTTCAAACTTTTCCATTATACATCCCTATAGTCTGGATGGGTTTTAGGCAAGTTTTCAATTTTAAATACATAAAAATCGTCACCTAATATTCCACGCTGATACTGATCATAACGATTAACCGCATACCACAATGGCGGACTCCATATATTAGTAACAGGAGTTGCATCAGCAGTAGGTGTTTCTTCATCAAAAGTTACAGGAAAAGCATTTACAGTTGCGGCTGGAGGAATAAGGGGTTCAAACCTTAAGGCACCAACGTCATCCACCCAAAGAGTTTGCGAAACATCCAAATTAGAAGGCACAGGTATAGACTGATTATCGCCGTTAACAGCGTTAAACCTTGGTGGGTACTCTTGCCAAAAAACAACATCACCAACTGTGCCCCATTGGGAAGATGGACTAGAAGAAAAAGACTCAGTCATAACAAACCAATAACCGTCTTCTCCTGGCGTAGACGCCGTAAATGGTCCTATGCGGAATATGCCGCTAGCATCAGAAATTACCCTACCAACATTTGGCCATACTGGCGTTGCTGCAGGTGTCGCACCTGGACCCACATCTGGTGTGGCGTCTGTATTGGAGAATATTTCACTTAATGATCTACCCTTCCTGTATGAAACGTACGCATAAGGAACGATATTTCCAGAGGGGTCCAATACTTTTCCGTACACAGAAGTTGCACTAACACCATCTGCGGGTATTGCATCTGGATCAACAGTTGAATAAAGTTTATGTTCCTCAACTTTTCGGGCATTAATGCCAAATGGCATTTGGGCTATAGCATTACCGCCTACAGTTGGTGAGGCGTACACATTTACGGTTGCCGATTCAACTAAGGAACCCGATTCCGAAACAAGCGTCAAAAACGCAAAACCATCCTGATTAGTCAATATAGTCGCAGTGCTGCTATTGGTCTCTTCAAATATTCCAAAACCGGTTTCAATAGTATAAGTTTGATTAGGTTTTGGATTTCCGTAAGTATCCACAGAATAAATAGAAACTATTGCGTAATCTTCACCATTGGCGATTAGGATTCCAGGACTAACCCTTATCTGTGGCGTTGCTGCATCGTATTCATTAAGACTCAAGAATACAAAACCTTCTTCGATGGTTGTATCGAACGGATTTAGGGCAATATCAACTGGTGTAGCTGGGTCAAAAATAGAATTTTCATACGTCAAACTAAATGGTGTAGCGGAAGATGGTGTTCCATCAAAGACAAATTTAGACCTTTGCTCACCACTGTGATCCACATACTCGTTATCTACATAGTAAGAATTTTTCAATTTATATTCGACTTTATAGACATGATCAACAGCAGTGGTTAACCCAATGTTTAGTTCGCTTGTACTTGTCTTACCGTTCGTCAAAATCGTTGCACCAGAAGTAAAGTCTGAAACAGTAGCGTCATAAACGTCGTCATAGGCGAGATAAAGATTGCTTGTTCCGGTACCGGAAACATATTGAGTATTCTTCAAGGACAAATTTATACTATCATCAAAAAATGATACACGCCTCATTTCTAATGGTGTTGCAGATAATGCTTTGACTATGGTGGGCGCACCCTGTCGGACTACCCTTTGTGCATAAAAATTATTAAGAGTGGCGCCCTCGGAACCCGGCGAAGCAATTTCCGTCACTGGGTCTACATATAGGTAATATTCATCATTCCTGTTATAGAACCACCCGCTATGAATTTGAGGGTTCCATCCACTATTAACATCCTGCTTCAATTTAGCCCTAACGATGATCGGACCATAAGAATACAAATTGGACAAGTCTTTTGTCTCAATAATACTATTAGGTTGATATTCTTGAGTATAAACTAAATCATCTTCAACTGCTGGTTTAACGGTGTTTTGGTCAAGCCAGACTATAACCCTATCATTACTTGACTTAACACCTATCCAAGTGACAATGCTATCAGAATTATTTGGGATGGCGAAATCATCTCTATCTAATTCCAAAACTGTAAAGCCATAATTATTTTGACCAGGACGTGGTTTAACGCCGTTCCTCCAGGGACCGTTTTCATCTACAAAACCAGATTCAATAGAAGAAATTGTTTTTTCGAAACCAACATACTCAAGCCTTTGCGCAGGATAATTTACTAAACCATCGTCACTTACGGTAACCTCTATAGTCTCCGTAGAGGGGTCTAATACAATAACGTAGCGTTGCTCAGTTAGGTTTGGTGTAGCATCATATGTATTTTTGTTAATCCAAGAATTACTGCCATTAACGTATATATTTTCCTTTGGAATAAAAATATTATTCCCAAGAACATCTCGACTATATGCGCCAAAATCTCCATCTTCGTTGGCTGTCAGTAATTCCACAAAAATTTCTTTTGTTGGAGTGGCAGAAACATAGGGATCCCACAAAACCTCTGGCACGATTGTTTCCCAACTAGCTTGACTAGATGGACTTGATCCAGAATTAACTGTTACGTAATAGGACTGAGCTTCAGATTCCCAGGGGTAATTTTCTATAATTGAATAATCTTCCAAACCAACCACTACAGAAGGGAAAGATTTAAGATCACTATTTAAATACGTACCCGGAGTAGCACTTTGTGCCTCTAGATAATGAGATGGTGTAGCTTTATATAAATCGTCACTTAAGTATGCTGTCAGATTTTCACTAGGATAATTGTCAAAACCAAAATACCCATTACTCCAAATTTCCCAACCATCAGTTTCCATCCAATCTCCCGAAACAGAAGACAAATGAACAATAATATACTCATCATAAGACGACAATGCGGCAATACTTTTAGCCTCGCTTATTACCTCATCCCAAATTGGAGTAATTGACCAAGAATCAATACTGGTACCCGAACCAGATTTGCTTAACACGGTTACGGTTAACCTACTTGGACCAGATAGTTTCTGGGTTATAGTAGCAGTAAAATAATTGCTAGAGTTGGATGAGTGAGTAACCTTAATTTTGTTGCCAACCGCAAACTTAACATGACTAGAAATAGCGAAAGTCAAACTTGCGCCAACCGTGAGAGTTGTTAAATTAATTGATTGTGAACTACTTATGCCGGAATAAGTTGAATCGTCCGGATCAGAATCTACATGATATACAGTACCCATTATTTGTGCACTCAGACGATGCAAGACTATGTCCATGTCCTTAGTCACAGATGGAGTTGCAGTATTTAACGATCCAGCAGAAAGGCCAAATACAACGTAATATGAATTTGGGTTTTCAAAGAACATTTTTACCGAGTTGTGACTTTGCACTATTGTATTAGGTATTAATTCATACTTGCCAAAACCAACTTTCATATTGGACAACATAAAAGTTGGAGTGGCATCTGTGTTAAGGAGATAAATATACCAGGGTATAGTCCAGTTTGAGGAAGTTATATCTCCACTGTACGTTATATCCTCAACCGTAAGGTAATCAAAAAGGTCTATTTCGTCGGGATAAAAACTGGAAGACTGTGATATATTTTTTATTGTCCCAAATATATAGGAAGAACCCGAATAAAGAGATATTGATTGTCCGATCTGAAGTTTGGGATTGCTTGAATTGAAAATAGAGTTCCTAGGCATTTGAAATACGTAAGTGCCTGTTATATCGGCCAACTTCGTTTGCATGCTAGACGCATAAGAATTGGAATATCTCTGGAGTTCATCATCGTACCAATTTATTTGGGGGAAAAGCTTATCGATTTCAACCAATGGAACCGTTGCAGAAGCCCCAAGAAAACCAGGATCTTCGTTCGATATTGCTTTATCAATATTTACATCTAAATTTGCCCTATATTGTTTCCCGTCAGACATGGTTGCAACAAAATTCATAGGAAATTCTGTTTTATCTGTAGAATATACGCTTTTTTCTGCACGTCCATAAACATCGATCAAAAAGTTAATTGGAGCATAATCATTAACATAGGTCAATGTGTAACCCTTGGCAACCACTGACAAATCAAACTCTTTTACACCAGTATTAACTTTGGGCTTGTACAAGTAGAGGTCCAGGTCATCGCCAACACCAGACTGAGTACTCTCGTTAGATAAATGACCCGGATCATATTGATAGGGCAAAAGCCCATATCCCAAGGAATCATCGCCATCTATATCCCAGTAGGCTTGGTCCCACCTAAAGTAACCCCAAGTTGTTGGGTACTTAACTGCTAGATCATCAACAAGTTTAATAAACTTATCTTTTGGCATTCCGTTTGGAAAGACAAAAGATTCGTCATTAAAAAGGTCTTTAACTTCTAGGACCTCAGGAGTGGCACCGAGGTAATTTGAATCAGGTGTTGCACCTTCATAGAGCCATAAATTGAGCTCACGCCTCAAAGCTAGTTTAAATGCCTCAATCCCAACGCCCGGCTTATTCCTGTAGACATCAATAATTCTCTTTTTATATGAATCATTGCTTTCCGACGTGTGGCGCTCAAGGTCAAGAGATAAGCCGTGTTCGTCAAACCAGTTCCAAACTTGACTTGCGTTTTGCTCGTATTTGGTATCGTCAATTTGGAAATATTGATAAAGTTTTCTGGTGTAGATAATTCTCTTATCTTCATCCCAGTAAAATATATCGCTATCATCTGCCGCTTTAGTAAATTCAACGACATCAGCGGCACGCGACAATATCGTGCCATCCCCGATAGCCCTTGCGAATAGCGTTGGTACGCCATCAGCGACGTATACCCAAGCAACCTGTCCAGTATCGGCAGTTTCTATAAATGACTGAAGCTGTACATAACCAACAGTCTCTACGAGGTCTTCAAGCCATTCCCCCGCTATCGCATTAATAAAAGAACCCGCAACAGTGGTTGGAGTGGCTAGGCTTGGTGTAGAAGAATCTTCGCTATCCTTCCTTAACTCCATCCATTCGGGAAACTTCCTAAGAATCCCTCTTGTCCTACCATACAGCGGGGATATTACCGGTTTTTCAATTCTTACCTTAACATAAAGATCAAAACTAATACCAGTTAAATCTTTTTCTGACTCAAAATCAACTATAAAACGAGCATACCTTGGGCAGTTGGGTATATATATGCCTTTATTATTTTTTAACGGGCCGACTTTTGGCCACTCTTCGGGAAAGTTTAAGGTCGAAAGATCCGTATAATAAAAAGAAATTGAAGCACTTACTTCACTAAAGGAAAAATTGTTATAAACAACTTCCCAAGTAGTAACATTAATTTTCCCGCTTGTATCAACAAACCGGCCATCTTTAATGTATCCAGATTCAGTTACTATATTAGGGCTTGCAGAGTCGTCTACTATATTGAAACCAGTCCATGTATCATCGCCCAAAAGGTTGGTTCCATACGAACTAGTGACGGTACTGTAGTTCACGTAAGAAGGCGTAGCCATAGACATTGTGCTTTCGTTATCGTACAAGTCGATAACGCCACTAACCCAGCGTCCACCGGTAAACGAAAAATCTACATCCTTTAACCTTAAATAATAAGTCTTCATTTAGGCCTTAAATTAATCTAGCCAAACAGTATACTCTCCAGTGACACCGTTGACTGGGTGGACGAATAATAGTGGCTGAGATGGCCTTCCCATTGCCGCCAAAACTTCCTGCGCATATGTATTGTAACTCTCTGGAGAGCCAGAAACCCTAAGAATAGTTTGACCTAAAGTCATTTTTGCATTCTGATGATAATGCCCCATGTATACATCCTGAAAAGTCTCTGGTATTGCACCATCTTTCCAGCCCATCACTTTCTTATAATATGCATGCGTAGTGGAAGGAGGCGGAAACTGGTCTCCGTGTATTAGCAAGGTAGAATAAAGACCTATGTTATCGACAGCATAAAAGTTTCTTTCGCCATCACCATCTGGTATATCAAAAGTGACTCTTGGTTCATCTTTGAAAATATACTCTACAATTTTATAAAGTAGTCTATCCATGTTGGTTTCGCCATTATAGTCCCTCCTGCTACGCCCACCAATTGCGCCATGGTTACCTATAACACCAACTACATGTACGTTCTCAAAACTTGTCAGTAGTTTAAGTATTAGTTCAGATATTATTTCTGGGCCATTTACCCCTACTTGTTTATAGAGACTAGAATCTAGCAAGTGGCTTTGGCCCGCAAATATTTCTTCACCTTCTACAATATCACCTAAAAGCCAGAGATGTATTTTTTTAACGGGGTGATCGGCCCTTTGCATTTCGGTTATACGGATAATTTTGTCACCAAAAATATCTATTCTATCTCTGCATATGTCAGAATTATAGGTTGGAGTCACTTTACCCAGCTGCCAATCTGCGCATACAGCTACGGCAACTTCTTCTTCACCAACGCCCGACTTGCCAAAAACAGGCTTTTTAACTGGTGGCAGTTCGAAATCAGCAAAAGCGTCAAATGCTGCCTGATAGGTGACATCAACAATCTCATCTTTTACAGATTTGCGCTTATCAGCCAAACGAGAAAGTCTAATAACTTCTTTTTGCAAAAAGTCTATTCGCCCTTCTTCATTCTCTATTCCCATATACGCAGGGGCTACACTTTTTACCACTGCTTGAGCAACGTCTTCTGTAAACGCTTTCCTTTTGGCCGCATTTTCTGCGGCTCTCTTACAAACCGGACCACAATACTTCTGATTATGGACTATAGGATCGAACTCTTCCGCACAATCCGGGCCTGCACAAACTCTCACTTATTTAACCTTCCTTAGGCTAACGAAACTTGAATATTACCCGGAATTATTTGCTCATAATCCTTAGGGGTATAATTTCTTTTAATTGAATCTACGCCATTAGGCGCATAACGTAAAACTTGAATATCTTTAATTATACCAGACGAATCCATCATTGCCTGTATTAACTTATTGTAGACTATAGTATCACCAGGCATTAGCGTGTTCAAATAGCGCTCAACCGCAGTTGATACACGATCCGTCAGATTTCCATACTCCGGAGATGAGGTAGAATTGCTCAAGACAGACACCTGAAGCTGCAAGGGTCGCAAAACTGGCGTTCTCATAAACATTGTTACACCAAGTGGCCTAACCCTATCTACAGCAGTCTTTACTTCTACTATGATAGAAGAAATCAAATCTGCCTGTTCAGGCACTATTAAAAGCTCAAAAGAACCCAACCCATAAGGTGCTTGCCTAACTCTTACGTCACGAACGCCACTTACATTAAGCGCGGCAAAACGTACCGCTTCCATTGTACCCGAAGAGGCAACCCTTATACCCTTTAAAACCCTTACCCTAAAATCCGAATCTCTTTCATACCCTTCGGAAGCTGTAATTTCCTTAGCGTTTGTGCAGCGTACGACAACATTACTCGGAGCCAGGAAATTATGCGCAGTTAACGTATCGACAGGTGCGCTAAAGACTCCATCCGCAAATTCAGGAGTTATTGAAACATAGCCCCTTAAAGAACCTGGAGGTATTATAACTTCGTTATTAGTGGTAAAAACAAGCTGCCTACCAACATAGCCGACGTTATCCGTGAAAACGCGCGTACCGGCGGGGATCACGACTGGCGATTCGTAGGTTGAATCAAGGTAAAAATAAAAACTTCCGACCCTCTGCTCAGCCCTAGCAACTCTACCTACCGTTTTCCTACTAATGTTATATAGGGAAGCCAAACGATCGAGGGCTGAACCAGTTGCACTTGAAACTAATGATTGAGTTATGTTAAAATCTAAAACATCGTAATAAGCGCCGAGTTCAGTTGTTATCGCCTCTGTCATTGCTCTAGCTACGGACCCAGGGTTAGTTGCGTTTATGGGAGTATTGCGCTCTATCTTAGCAAGTGCCTCTCTCATTATTTGGTCATGAGTTTTTTTAAAGTAAACAGTCATTTTATATCAGCCCCAAATCTTGCTGTATAGAAATCATCATATTTTTCTTAACGCCACTAACCACATATATATCAAAACGTATAGTTTGAGGGCCAGTTGGAATTGCTTTTATACTTAAACTTGAGGAATTAAAAGTATTAGACCTGGTTAATGCCTCTTCTATAATTTTGATACCAAGATCACCAGTTTCCTTAGATTGTGGTAAACCATAAAGTCTAGAAAGTTCTGCACCGAGCCTGGGGTACAGAGTGAAATCACCAGGTGTAGTTTGCAGTATGATATAAGCTTTCTGTGCGTTATCTCGCCAATCGGAATCGGTTAAAGCAATATCTTTTGTCGGTGTCAGCTTTAGGTCTCCAGATTCCGAAAAGTATAAATCCATTAGAGTTCACCAATATAATCGTCGACACCATCAAAAACGCCTAACATTTCGCCCACTTCCTTTTTAAGGAGGGCGGGTTCAGTCCATTCTGAAGAATTAGAATTAAAGTGCTTATCATTCCACTTTAAACCATCGTCCTTCGTCATAAACTTTATGCTATCAGCTATGATAGTAACGCTCCTATTCGCCGCATGCAACACTATACCGACACCTTCAGATGCCATAATTTCTATGTCCCCATTATCACAAAGTCTGATATAAGAAGGGGTAGTTTGATGAGTTAAACCGACTTCTGTACTCGTAAAACGATTTTTTTGAAGAAGAAGTTCTGTTGGTCTTTGGAATTCCATTTTACATACTCAACATATAGTACGGAATGCCACTTGAAGCTACCGTATGCCTTTGGTAATCATATTTTTCGTAGTTGTGATTGAAATAATGGCTTATCATAGGATATTTTTCTCCCCTGTTGCCCTTAAAGCAAACCCAACATGGGCGACCAGGTTCTGGGGCAGCCATCTGAATACCCATAAAAACAGGGCATGGCACATTCTCCAGTATGTCACCCGCTGTTTCTGTATTCGGAGATGACATTAAAACAGTAGCCGTATTAGTTATTGGGTTATAAGAAAGTATCACACCAAACCTATCAATATTACGGGTTTCATCAGAGGTCTGTATTTTTGATTCTATATACGAATTAAACTTTGGATTGTTTGATAGTTGCATAGTCACTCCGGTAAAAGTTGAAAAGCCTCAATGAGCCATGGTTGTGGATTAATAAGTGGGCCGTTTGCAAAACCATACCCTCTAGAAAAACCATTTTCTTGTGGACTTATATCAAAATGCAAATGCGGTGTAGTATTTTGCGCCTCAGACGAAACACCCACCCTACCCAGCACGGCGCCTGACGCTACTTGTTGATTTAATGTCACTGAAATAGTACCTGAGCCCATATGTGTATAGTAATACCAATAACCATCCTGACCCTCTATCCTAACACTTGAACCGAATGTTCCGCCAGAATTATTAACTGATATTACTTTACCACCCATAGCAGCGACGACTATAGTCCCCGGTTCAGCGAATATGTCGGCAGCGTTGTAGCTATGATGGGTGTTTGCCTGGTTTTCGGAAGACCACTTTGCCCCATCTAATCCGCGCCTAATCGTTGTTTTAGTCGATTGCAAAGGAAAGACAAAGCCACTCGGTGTCGGTCTCGACGCAACAGATGGGGAACCGCTTGAAAAGCCTGTCATATTTTCTAAAAGAATTTGACCTGGCCTACTTTTAAGCGATACATCATAGGCGACCAAGCTGGCAGTACCCCTAGACAGATTCGCCTTCTGGCCATCAATCGACAAACTTAAAAGTGTAGACATTTCTTTTGATAAAACTTCATTAAATTGCGAACTTACAAAAGCCTGGTCTTTAAAAAGCAGTTGATTTTGAAGGATGTCTGAAACACTAGCCGTTGTTAGGCCTTTCTTGGGTGTTGTGTCTTTAGACTCGGAAGTAACTAGCGCTTGCTGCTTACCTGTTGGCGTATAATTTTTTTGATTCTCAACTACCTTAGATGCAATTGATCCGCTATTTAAGAAATCTTTAATAGACATATTAAAATGAGCCATTTATAAACCCTTAATTAACATTTTTTTCATTTGCTTGCGTTTCGAGGCTTTTCATAAAATCCCACAAATAATCAATAGGATCTTTCCAAACGGCGTCAAAATTAGTGGAGTTAGCAACAGCCACATGCACATGGGGGCCACTAGCACGACCTGTCGCGCCTACATGTGCAATATTCTGACCCTTAGAAACGCGACTCCCAACATCAACAAGTGGTGGATTATTAAAATGACACATGTATATAGACCAGCCATTATCGCCGACTATAACTATAGCGTTCCCGCCAGAAACATCTTTAGTCGCACCAGATTTAACCAACCCACCCTCCGGATAACCTATATAAGCAACCCTGCCATCCCAAGGAGAAAAAACTGGTGCACCATCAAAGTGGCCAATATCCATCGCCTTTGTACCACTATCCTCCTTTGGTGTACCGTCTGGATTCGCGTAATGAGTCTTATGCGTGGGAAACCTATAATCCCCGGTTAAAATAAAACCGCTTGAAGGAGGTGCTGGTCGACCAGAGGATGTTAGTGAAGAATTTTGGGTACCAAGTGAAGCAAATGTGCCTCCAATAGCCAAATCTACAACGTATTTAGAAGAAGCGTTTACATCATAAGAGGCAAGATAGCGAGTTCCATTTGAAACAACAGTTTTTTGATTTATTTGCAGGCTATAGGCTTTTTGTGCCGCAACAGAAGATTGCTCATTAAATTGGGTATAAGCTAAACCTTGCGGCTTAAAAGTCAGATTATTCTGCAATATGTCTGCAACATTCCATGTTGTCAAACTTTTTTTACCGGGCTCTAAAGATGCCGATGTCCGTAACGGCTTTAAAATACCAGTTGGATCGTAATTTTTTGCAGACTCGATAAAGGCTTTAGCTACAGTTTCATTATTTTTGAAATTATTTATAGTAAAATCAAAATAAGCCATTATACTCTATAACCATTTTCAAGGAAAAAGTTTCTTGCCTCTTCTATATTAACGCCACGTAAATGACTATCGTCTGGCGTAGAGTAGTTACCGGTAGTTTGCCATGGCACGAACCTAGTGCCATTACCAGACATTCTCATAGCAAAAGACACATTAACCCATGGATCGCACATTTGCTCTATACTATTGCCTCTCCACCCATCAAATTCCTGGTAAAGTTCTCCATTAGTACCCTTTTTCATTCCATTGTTAATTTGCCACAAACCAGCATCCGTGCTTCCATTGTCATTCACCCCTGCACGATTGCAATGAAAACTACTTTCTCTTTTGCATAGTGCCCACATAAACACTGCGCCATTTAAATCGCAACCTGCCGCTAACAACAATTCGATTATTTGCTGTCCAGTCAAAAGTATTTCTTGAACGCCAGTATTTTGAATCCATTCGCGATTATTGTAACGCTTTATACTGGGCTTGAATGGTCCCCTAGGTATACCCGCGGGAGGATTACCCTCTTGAGTGGGCAAAGCGCCACCAGCGGATGCACCACCAGTACCCGCTGAAGAGGCCGAAGAGGCAAGTTGCGAGGCACCAAGTGCAATATCAAAACTCTGAACAGACGAAGTGTCGTAACCCATCAAACCAACTTGGGCTTTACTAAAACCTATAGGTTTTCCATTTACCGCGGCGTTTCTTGCCTGGCCAAGGCTTTTAGATAAAACTTCATTAAAAGAATTATAAACCAAACCAGAAGGCTTAAACATTGCAGTGCCTTGTAATATATCTGACACATTAAAAGTGGTTAAAGATTTTTTTCTTTCATTTGCTGGCAACTGTGAGTCACTTGTTTTCAGCGCAATTTTTTGACCAGTCGGCGAGTAATTAGGCATTGACGATATCAAAGACTTAAATATAGAACTATCACTTTGCATATCAGAAATTTTTAACTCAAAATGAGACATTAATTACCTCCAGTATACCTACCGGAACTGTATCCTCTATCCGGATCGTTTTTGCGAACTCCACCCATATCCGTATAAGCAAACCCCGTAACGATCATCTCCCAATTGGCAGTATAGGGTAAACCTTCCGCAGTAAAGGTATCCCAAGATATCAACGGCCATGCAGTAGCATGCTCCAAAAGCTTTTTTGCTCGATCTTCAGAATTGGAAACTGTGCCACTAACATTATGGAAAACGACGCCAAGTGTTCTTCCGTATTGGTCGGTAGAACTTCTTGGACTATCGCCGGAACCCACGGACTCCCTAATCGCAACAATAGGCTGAAACCCATTTGAAATTGGATCAAATACCAATCGCTTTTCAAGATACTGACGCGCTAAATAGCCTTTATCCGAAAGATCATTTCTTTGCAGGTCTATCTTAAACTCTAATTCCGCGGCATTAACCCCGGCTAAACGAACAGTAATTATTTCACCCGAAGCTTTACCGTTTGCGTCGAGCTTTTGAACTTTTATAGTATCGCCATCAATAACACCTTCTGCTTTTTGATCATCTTCTACACCAACGGTCAAAACCATTGCAAGATATGCATTCGGGGGCGAAATGGCAACGGGATCTGGACCACGGCCAGCCAGCTCTAGAACTTTGGCGTTCCAGTAATTATTCCACCAGCTCACCTGCCTTTGCACACTTGATATTTCAATTTCTTGCCAACCCAATTCTGCCATTAAATCATTTGCGGTAATTCTTCTATTTCCATTTTGCGTAATTTTTGTTTCGACATTAAGTATACCTGGAAGTATGTTGACGGTATGATGGTGCCCAACAGCCACCCCCTGGTTAAAACTCAATCCTGCGTCCATTGGTTGTCCATTTTTAGTTAAATATTGAATATAGCAACCGTGTTGATCCAGCAGGTTATCACGAACCCACTCCCATCCACTCCACGCAATATCAACTAGGCCTGACCCTATAATTGGTATAGAACTAAGTGCTGAAGTTGCCGGGTTATTAAATATTCTTGAAACTTGAGCCATTGTTTGTTCAGATTGATTCATTTGTGGCCTGAACTTATCACTTGCAGGCCGCATGTAGCCTGTGGCCGCGTGAGTGGATATATCCCTTAATAGTGCACTATTACCGCCCGTAAATTGAACACTACCACGAATTGAATCTTGTATAGATTCAGCCAAAGCAGTCATGTCGATTTCGTTATTTTCGCGCATAAATGCAAGTGTAGAATTATATGCTTCAGAACTTTTATCTGCAGTCACTGACATGAGGTGTCGAACATGATTACGGGTATCTTGAACACCAAACATCCCCCAAACCCACGACTGAAAAGTCCATCTAGCTGGATCGTTGATTGTTACAACCGCATTGGGAGTAATTGAAGTGACAAAACCTGTATCACTGGTCAAGTGATGAGTAACCGCCTCCACTTCAAAAATTCCGTACATTCTTTCGTAAGTATCTGCTAGGTAAACCAAATCATGTGGTCTTATATCTGCCCTTCCAATAATAACAAGTTCCCCACCATAAATGTCTTTTAGGCCTTCCTTTAAGTACGAAAGGCCAACCCTCCTGGAAAGAATCTCATCAGAAGAACCAGTTGCGCTCTTAGACATTCCCCTTAGAGTTTCGATTGGATGAAGTAATGGGTGTAGGAATCCAAAAAACCCACTACCCCTTGCGTTGTCCCAAAAGAGTCCAGTTTCTACGCCTATTTCAAACTGCTTTTCTGGGGAAGCACCTTTGTCAAAATAGACAGTAACCGGATACTTCCCATCGGAACTGGCAGTTATCACTGTAGGTACGTTGTCTAATTTTTCTTGTATACCATTGTCAATGATGTCTTGGAAAGAATTTAAATAGTGAAACCTTTGGAATGGCTCCCGAATTTCTATTACAGGCTCACCATACTCCCTTGTAAAAGGATTGTCAGCCAACCATATAGCAGAACCGGGTTCACCAATTGCGTAGTAAATGGAATCATTAAAGGCGCGATTTAATATATTAGCCTGCTGCTGCATGGCGCCAAGCATGCCCATGCCGTAGCCCATTTCCATTAAAGACATCCTAAACATACCCACAACACCAGTAAGGGCATCTCCGACTAAGCCAAAGAATCTACCAATTGTTTGATCCCATGAATCTTTAATTTTGTCTACTGTTCTTTCGATATCGGTTTTACTCTTGGCGCCAACCCTGTTGTAGCGACCTAATGCACTTACAAAATCTTTCACTATCTTGCTATGCTTAAAAATGTCGGAGTAAGTACCATTTTGCACTTCCAATGGGGAAGTTAAGGCTACAAAATCATCCTTTAATGCCGCGGCTTCCGTCAGGTATTTAACGCCATCTGGGCTAAAGTTGGCCTTGTCAGCAGTCTCTCCATCCTTATTGACACCAAGGTACCAGCGCCAAAGCCTTGTAACTTCACTTTGCCCAAAATCAAATTCATCAGCTGGCCCTAACGCTTTCAACACCTGTTCGGCTCCGAACCCCTGTGCTGCTGATGTCAAAACGTTACCCGACGTAGCGGTATTAAATGCAGTAACAGCAGCACCGGCCGCCGTATAGGCTGTGCTACCAGTGTTTCGGGTACTGGTAATTACCAACCAGGCCCTTGCAAATGGGAGCCTCCAAAGTAGCATTTTGAAATTGTTTACAATCTTAGTCATATTAGTACTGTAAAGAATTTTGTCTATAGGATTTTTTTCGACGTCAAGATTCATATCAGAAGAACCACCATCAATCCAAAATGGATCCTTGACAGTTGCGGCAAGCTGTTCATCTGTCATTGCGGGAAGAGCGCCTAAGTACTTTAGGACAAATTCTTCTGCGGCTTGTTTTACTTCCTTAAATTGACCATCATTTCTAATATGCCACCTAGCCCTAAATTCGTCCCAAATCTGTTCAGCGTCATCTTCAGAGAAATGTTCAAATTCTTTAGAGAAAGATGTTTTTCTAATTCTGTCAAAACTTTCTTTTGTTTGAATTGCCGCCGAAGTAATTGCATCTGCATCCTTGTATCCCGAATAGTCACTTCTAAATTCTTGGTTTAAAACAACTCTTGCGCGCCTCTCATTGTATCTACCATCGTATATCCTTCTAGCTATCTCCCCAACTATGTCATACATTCCAACTTTATACTGTGTATCATTTATCGTAGGATTTGTTTTTATTTGGTTAGTTATTGCAGAAATATAGTTTTCTACGTATTTAGCATCTTCGGGTTTTGTATCGCCACCTGTATCGCTAGGACCACTATCCATAGAGCCCGCACCGTAATATCCGGATTGACGCGGTCCTTTAGTCTTGTACTCATTCCTGCCGTCTGCATGACCCTGCATCCAGCCATAAAGAAATGAATTTATAAAATAATTACTTTCATACAGCTTTTGATACGAAGCGAATCTATCGCTTCCAGATTCAAAAGGGGCATCCTGAGGAAATAGTTGCTCCACTAATCTTTCGGTACCGTAGAACGGCTGAACATAAGCCTGATAATCCCTTGGTCCTCTTCCTGGCTCATTCTCCCAAGGGGGAGTAACAATTGGGGTAGGTATTGGGGTCTCAGAAACAAAATTATCTATTCCGGAAGCATACTTACCACTCATTGGGCCAAGTCTAGTTTGTTGATCTACAAAACCAAAATAACACTCAGCTTCTGGTGATTTATCTAAACCTAAAACAAAATATGTATCAGGTGAAACTTCGGCCTTATATTCAATTTCATTAGGCCCGTCTTGTACTATCGCACAAATAACAACCATATTCGTGGCCGGATTAGCAACTGCTATTTTTTTGCCTCGATACGATTCATACTGATCGTAATCAGACTCTATGCCTTCTGCATTATCCCAAGTTTTACCAAGTACGGTTTGCCAGTCCAGGTAGGGCCATCGCATTCTAATATACCATTGTTCTTCATCGGCTGAGCTTAAGGCGAAATTGAAATCTCTAAAATCTTTCCAATTCCTAAATTTATACTGTTCAGGAAGATCGGGGATTTCGTCGTGATATTTACTAATTGGACCGTCTTTGTACTTTTCTTCGTCACTAATATAGTTTGGGTCCTGCAAATAACGATTTATAGTATTTAATCTTTCCTGATCGCTCACGCGCCCAGTCGTTAAGTTACCAGTATTATTGTCGAATATAGCAAGAATTTTCTCTATTTCTGCTCTTCTTTGTTTGTTCTTTTCATTTTTATTATAATCAAAGTTTGGATCAGGATTAAATTCGCCAGTTGGCTCAACAACCACGATACTAGCATACTCTTGACTTAACTTCTTTTTTACTATCGGTATTAATTCTTCGTTAGATCTTGGAACTTTAATGTAACTTTCGCTAATATGCTTACCCAACTTAACTTTGCCACTCTTATGGGGGATCTTAGCACCAAGCTGAGTATCGGGAAGTTTTGAAACGGCATTGGGGGAAGAATACTGAGCAGCATTGACGTCCAAACCTGATTTAGTGGTAAATGGGTTTGCCGTATTGATATCATTTAAAAATGTCATTTGATTTTCATAATCAGCGAGCGGGTTAGCCCTATTTGTCGCTTCGCGCAAAAGTTTCTGGAAAGCCTCGTCTGGCCCTTCATATTTCAGCTTATCATCATTTTTGGGAACGCCAGTTGAAAGAGGTATGACACCTGAAGTGTACAGCCAATGCGGCTTACCATAAAAAACAGTTGACCTATCCTCAAACGGCCTAACAGCAACAATGTAGTTGGGGAGTAAAGCGGCACAAAGTCTAAAAAGATCCCAAACTGTTTTCATATACGTTTGTGCCCTAAAGGATACTTCGTCAAAACCGGAAAGATCATCGTCAGATTCCCCACCCTGCACTAATCCCATAGCCCTTAAAATGGGATTGTCAGCCATACGACCCTTATTGCGGAATACCCCATTCACCAGATTAAGACCAGCCTCAAGTCGAGTACCACCCATTGGGTTAGCTGGATTAAGGTTCATCAAAAATTCTACACCAGATGGAAAATCAATATCCCCATCATCTTGCCTAGGTGTTTTATTAACGGCTGCATCAGGATTTGGTGCGGTATTATTGGTGGGACTTTGAGCGCCCATAGGACCAAGTGGACCCAAGCTATTAATGCTTGATGAAGAATTCCTTCTTTTAGCACCTAACGACTGATTCAAAAGCGTATCAGACCAGAGTCCTATTGTGTCTTTTTTGCTTTTACTGTTTCCGTTTTGTGAATTTGCAAAAATGTTATTTTCGGGATTATTGCTAATATAATTATACAAATCAGGCCCTTTAACACCAGCTGCCTCAAGCATAATCGGGCCAGCATCGAGCACATCTCCCCCCAGGTATTGCGCTACACCAGTCCCATTGCCCGGATAAATGTTACGTTTAAAGATTTCAAAATCTCTTTTAGTAAAGAAATTGGTCCACATGCTCTGCATCAAACCTATCAACGGCATACGTATGCCGGCACTGCCGATAAATCCACTAAATCCACCGCCAATTAAATCGGCGTAGTTATCTGATTTATTATCTGCAATATCTTTCACGTCAGAAGCTGAAACGTTTCCAAGACCAGGCGTTATTACTTCTGTTATCGAAGAAGTACTAGCAACAGCCTGCAAGCGATTTTGTACTGCGCGAGCTCTCAACGCGTGCCTTTGTCTCTCAAGATCATTGAGTGGTTCGTAAAGTATAGACCCAAAATGTCTAATACCAAATCTACTTTCAGAAAAAACTTGACCCCTAGTAGCGTGCGCAAACGCCTCCTTAAACCTAGACGAACCCATAGACAACAAACGCACCATAAGGTCTCTTGGCTCAGACAAATAAAGACCAGTACCAATTGAACCATCAATTTTTCCTGAATGACCTTTTTTATTTGTCGTATTAATATATTGACTTAACTCAATAGCATCTGATTGCGCTATAATTTCGACTATATCCCCAGCCTGAACTTGGGTTATTACGCCATTAAATACGGTATCCAATGAATTTGGATTAGCGCCGTAACCCATCCTTAAATGTACGCGAACACCAGGTTTTAACCTTATGCTTTCAAGTTCAACAACGTAATCATCTCGCGTTCCACTCTGTATGTTTTCATATATTTGTATCAAATGTTCCGGAATATCAGCAATGCTTTCTATTGCGTTACCGTTTTCGTCATCTAAAACAAGATTTTCAGTACCATCCTGCCTTTTAACAAATCCCTTAAAAGGTGTAGAAAGTTTTGAATAAAGATTTGACAACCTGAGAACCAACGTGTCGCCGAGTACATCTTCGGACCTATTGATAGAGAAATCGACAACAGATTGAAGACCGTAAAAATTATCAAAAAGCTTTACTCCACCAAAACGACCACCCTCATCTATCAACCAAAGCATATAGGTAGGAAATGCTTTAATCATTCTGCCGTTTATATCCCTATACTTAGCATCGTTCATAATAAGCTCAAATTGACCACTTGGATCAAGTGAATTGTAGGCATAACAATTTTGGTATTTAGCCCCAGGTGTTAAGCCAGCAATCTCGGAAGTCATAGTCGAACTTACAGCATTATCCTCTATCCACTTGCCCCTTAATCCGTCGTCCGTACTAAACAAAGGCTCGGGATCCCCAGCTTTTTGGGTACCAACTCTAATTGAAGCGCCGTTGCTTATTTCAACAACCGCAGTCTCATCTTGCGCATCATTAGTGACACCAATATGGGTGGTAATCCTCATTGGATACTTACCGACTTTTTTGTCTTTATTTGAATAATATTCACTCTTAATATCAAACCCAAATGGCGAAATACTTTCATCCAAGTTTTCCTTAGAGTTAGGATCATTTTCATCAGGTTGAGTTACCTGACCATCGGGGGAAAGTTTAAATCGTGTTGCATCTTCTTCGTCTGGCAAACTACCCCAGTAAGTTAAATCGTCATCATAGGTTGTAAATGCCCTAAAGTAAAAATCCGGATCAATTGTACCTATTACTTTACCAGTATCTTTATCTTTAATTGACAGCGGGAAATCGGGGTAACAATTAAATCTTCCCCACGCCTGTTTAACTCTCAAAAAAGGATTCCTTTTGCCAAAAAGATCAACAAGCTCATTTTGCTGTTCAGAAGATAATCTTTCACGTTTTTGCTGAAAAACATCAAAATCTATAAAAGATAAACGAACATTGTAAACACGAGGGAATCCGGGTATAGTGTCCACCTCATACGTTAGTGGTATTACATACTTAATACCAGCTAAAGCTGTAAGCTCATTTTTTATACCAAGAAAACCCAAAACGCCATGAGCATGTTCGAGACGAGCTAAACCGCCGATTCTTTCAAACATCCTTCTTATTCGTATTAAATTATCTTCACCAAAAACAACCATACTTATATCAAGCCTACTATCGCCGCCACCTATATGTTGATAAGTCGGTTCATCATGCATTTGGACTTGATGCTTAGCAAAGTTGTTAGAAAGAGAAACTGAAATCCCTTGAATATAAATTGATTTTTTATCAAAATTAAGTTCCTCCATAGGAACTTCCCACTCTTTTAATACAAAGGCCCCATTTTTATATTGATAATTTTCTAGATATTTCCTATAAAATGGTGTCTGAGCAAACCCGCCAAACATTGCTTGAAACCATATTTGACGAATTTGATTGCGTGCGCCTTGCTCGGCGTCACTTGTATTAATTGTTTTATTTGATTTAAGGAATTTAATCCTCTCATCCATATAACCGTTGAGTTTATCGATTGTCATATCCTCTATGGTTAATCTGGCTGATTTTAGGTATTCAAATAAAAAGTCCCAATCTGTTCTATAAGTAGTGAAACTCTGAGAGTAATTTGTTACAG